AATGAATATCCATGAACGTGTAGAGACGAAGTACATAGTTGCTTATGCCACCACCATGTTCCACACAGGATGGAGGAGACTTTAATGTGGACTTACTATTTCCCGAAAGTAAGTTTCGCTGTCCCTTTAGATGAGTGGTGGGGCAACTTTGTATCTATACAGTTTGCAGTGGAGAACAGAAGAAGGTTGCTAACGGAACAAACTGGTTGGAGAATACTTTAATGTGGACCTTGGGCTTCCCACACTCAATCTTCTGTGTCCCGTTGGAGAAGTGGGTAAACAATCCTTTTTCCATACAGTTTGCCGTGGAAAATCGATACAGGATGCTTAGAAGACATGCAGGCTGGAGAATACTGTGAAACAAAGGACGGGCGTATCTTTTCACGCGACGCCTATGAAGAATCCCCCGTCTTGTGTATAATCGGCGGGGCGATAGCAAGGAGAGAGAAATGAAAACTTTGTTGACTACGGTGGCACTTGCCGCCTTTCTGACGGTTCCTGCGAAAGCAGAAGCCCTTCACTGCAAACTGTTCAATATGACATTCCTGTGCAATGATCCTTCCATGGCAACCCCCAACAATTGGGAGCATGACGGGGCGGGGATTGATAATGGATCGAGCGAAGATGATTCTGGTGGCGGCCCAAGCTTTGGTGGTTCTGGCGGCGGCGGTTCCGGTGGTTCTGGTTCTGGCTCTGGTGATGATGGCGGGTCTGGCAATGGCGGCGGCGGTGGAGGCCACGGCCACGGTCATGGACATGGCCACGAAGGGCACCAAAACCATTCCGGTGGCGGTGACGACACCAACCCCGGTGGTCACGGGAACGAGGGTGGCTTTTCTAATCCCGGTAATGGCGGCAAGTAAAGAAATGACCGCAAGCAGGGCGTGGAGAAGATCAGCAGTATTCGAGAATACGTGGTGCATTTCACTGTGACTTGACTGCACAGTCAACAACCCGTATATTGAAAACTGCCTAATAGGTATCCTCCTTTCTTGTTGTGGCAGGGACTTCGGTCCCTGCCTTTTTTTTAAGGCACGACAATCTCTTTCAATCTGGAAGACATCGCAAAACATATCGACAAAATACCTGTAGACCGACAAGCTGAATTGCTTGGCCTCCTTACAGAGTTGGAAAAAGCCAACACTCTCGAAAGTGCGCGAACCGGATTTCTCCCCTTCATCAAGTACATGTGGCCCGATTTCGTGGAGGGGTCGCATCACAAGATCATCGCCAAGCTGTTCGATGACGTGATCGAGGGGCGCAAGAAGCGTGTCATTATCAATATGCCTCCACGCCACACAAAATCAGAGTTTGCCTCGGTGTTTCTTCCGGCGTATTTCCTTGGAAGGTATCCCAAGAAAAAGATCATCGAGGCATCCCACACTTCCGAACTGGCTGTCGGTTTCGGTCGTCGTGTGCGTAACATCATAAACTCCAAGGATTTCAATACCATATTCCCAGAAGTTAACCTGTCGCAGGATTCAAAGGCTGCTGGCAGGTGGTCAACGAACTTGGGTGGGGAATACTTCGCTATTGGTGTTGGCGGTGCTGTTGCCGGTAAGGGTGCCGATCTTTTCGTGATCGATGATCCGGTATCGGAGCAGGAAGGCATATTGGGGGAATCAAACCCCGACATTTATCACAAGGTCATGGAGTGGTACGAGACAGGACCTCGCCAGCGCCTTCAGCCGGGGGCGGCTGTGGTCGTGGTCATGACCCGATGGAGCCTTCTTGATCTGACAGGACAGCTTATCAAGAAGCAGATGAACGAACCGGACTCTGACCAATGGGAGATTGTGGAACTGCCAGCCATCCTTCCACCGGAGGACGACAAGCCCGAGCGGCCAATTTGGCCGGAGTATTGGAAGATAGAGGAGTTGAGAAAGACCCGCGCCTCTATTCCTGTGGCACGGTGGAATGCACAGTACCAGCAGAACCCCGTTTCCGAAGAAGGCGCTCTTATCAAGCGTGAATACTGGCAGGATTGGGATGCAAAGCTTCCTCCCTTCGAAGCCGTCATCATGTCTTGGGACACGGCCTTCACTGCATCGACACGCTCTGACTACTCTGCCTGCACGATATGGGGCATCTTCTTCAATGAGGAGACAGACCAGAACTGTGCAATGCTGATCGATGCTGTCAGGGGGAAATGGGAATTTCCTGAACTGAAGAGAAATGTTCTCGAACTCTACCAAGATTACGAACCTGACATATGCCTGATCGAGGCAAGGGCGGCAGGCCATCCCCTCATATTCGAGTTGAGGAAGATGGGCATCCCTGTACAGGACGTGGTGGTAGGACGCGGGACCAAGCGCGGGGATAACGACAAGATCGCCCGCGTGAATGCTGTCACCGACATATTCGCATCCAAGATGGTGTATGCCCGCAAGGTCAGGGCGGCACATCAGGAAGTCATCGAGGAATGTGCTGCGTTCCCCGCAGGCGAGCATGATGACTATGTTGACACTGTAACCATGGCACTCACCCGTTTTCGTCAGGGAGGATGGGTAAGGACGGAGCATGACTACGATGAAGATGACGATGAAGAGAGAAGGTACTCGTCATATGAGTATTATTAACCATGGCGCTTAATCCAAACATTGTCCCCTTTCAGCAGCCAAGTGAACCGCTCGATATAGAGGTAGTGCCAGACAGTGAAGGCTCCAGCTTTGACCCGCAGCCGGAAGGCATCGAGCCAAATCCATCCCATCGTGATAATCTTGCGACGTATCTTGAAGATGGCGATCTATCCGAAATAGCTTCAGAACTACTTGAACTATACTTGTCGGACCTTTCAAGCCGGGAAGAATGGATAGAGACCTACATCAAGGGCCTCGATTACCTTGGCTTTTCCATGGAAGACAGGGAGAAGCCGTTCAAGGGCGCAAGCGGTGTATTCCATCCCGTCCTTTCGGAGGCGGTCGTTCGCTTCCAGTCAAACGCCATCATGGAGATATTCCCTGCCGCTGGTCCTGTGATGACCAAGGTGGTTGGCGATGAGACCCCTGAAAAGATGCAGCAAGCCCAACGCATCAAGGAAGAACTGAATTACCAGTTGACCGAGAAGATGAGCGAATACCGCTCTGAAATGGAGCAGCTTCTGTTCCGTCTTCCTCTGGCGGGTTCCGTCTTCAAGAAGGTCTACTATGACCCGATGAAGGACCGTCCCTGTGCCCACATGGTAACGGCAGAAGATTTCGTCATCGATTACTATGCTTCCGATATAGATTCGGCTGAACGCTATACGCATGTCATGAAGCGTTCCCCGAACGAAGTCAGGAAGATGATGCGTGCCGGTCTTTATCGCAAGGTAAATCTTCAGGCCACGACCCCGCAGACGTCCGAAGGCAAGGAGCGGGAAGACGAACTGATGGGCATGGAGCCTCCGCTCTCCAAGGACGAGAGGCACACCCTTCTTGAGTTCCACGTCCATTACAATCTCCCCGAACCTTTTTCAGACCCGAACGATATAGCCGATCCCTACATCATCACTATCGACAAGGATTCACAGGAAGTCCTGTCCATCTACCGGAACTGGAAACCTGAAGACAACCAGAACCGGAACAAGGAAACCTACTTCGTTCATTACCAATACATGCCGGGGCTTGGCTTCTATGGCACCGGATTGATTCATCTCCTCGGATCAATCGCCAAGGCTTCCACCTCGATCCTCCGCCAGCTTCTCGATGCAGGTACACTCTCCAATCTTCCGGGCGGCTTGAAGACAAGAGGTCTTCGCACTGCCAAGGGAGACGATGTACCTATCCAGCCGGGAGAATGGCGAGATGTCGATGTTCCGGCAGGGGCAATCAGGGACAACCTTTATCCTCTGCCATATCAGGAACCAAGCGCAACTCTGGTCACTCTCCTCCAGATGCTTGTCGATGAGGGTCGCAGGATCGGCTCAATCGCTGATGTGAAGATTGATTCGACGTCCCAGAATGCTCCTGTCGGCACGACTATGGCTCTTCTTGAGCGCAACCTGAAAGTCATGACGGCTGTCCACGCCCGTCTTCATGCGTCCCTCCGCAGGGAACTGAAGATGATTGCGGAAGTCATCACTGATTATATGGGACCTCATTATGAGTGGGATGACACCGGCCATTTTGACCGGAAGAAGGATTTCGATGCCCGCGTCGATGTGCTGCCAGTATCTGACCCGAACGCAGCGACACAGGCTCAGAAGATTGTGCAGATGCAGGCTGTCCAGCAATTGGCGCAGATGAATCCTGAACTGTACAACATGAAGGAACTCCACCGTGCGGCACTCCAAGCCATCGGTATCAAGAACGACGAGAAGTTCCTGCCGGTTGACCAGCCTCCGCCACGCCTCGACCCCGTATCGGAAAACATGCACATCCTGACACAGCAGCCAATCAAGGTGTACATGGAGCAGGATCATACGGCCCACATTCAGGCTCACCTGTCGTGGTTCACCGATCCCAAGACACAGGAACTTGTCGGCCAGTCACCGAACGCCAATGTCCTTCAGGGTGCCATGGAAGCGCATATCGCGCAGCATCTTGCCTTCCAGTACAGATCGGAAATAGAACAGTTGATTGGCCGTCCTCTTCCTCCACCGGACAAGGAACTCCCACCGGAAGTGGAAGCAGCCCTGTCTCGCATGGTGGCACAAGCTGCCGTCAAGCTGCGTGACAGGCATGATGGCGAAGCACAGGCCAGCCTTAACGATGAGATGTGGAAGAACCCTGATTACCTCATCAAGCTTGGCGAACTCAATCTCAAGAACCGTGAACTTCAGCACAAGATCGAAACGGATCAGACGAAGATTCAGGTCGATATTGCGAAGACCGCAGACAAGGAACAGCTACAACTCCGCGAGATGCAGGGACGCGAGGCTGTCGAAGGTGCCAAGGTTGGAGCGAACCTCGTCACATTCGGGGCCAAGCTTTCCGCAGAGGAACGGCAGTCAGGCGTCAAGCTTGGCAAGGAAGTCACTGATTCCATTGCCAATTACCAGCAGAAAGACAAAGAGATGTGGCATGAGGCTTTCCAGCGCGAGCGGGATAGGTTAGCTTCCTTGAGAGAAGCGCAACTGAAGAAGCCTGTGAACAATGCTGGATAGATTACTTGCCAAGCTTTCAGAGGAAGCCCGCGTCCGCAGGGCTATGCTGGAAGAAGGAAAATGTACTGATTACACGCAGTACAAGGTACTTGCGGCAGAGATTAAGCTGTTGAAAGACATATCTCTTATCGCCCAAGATTATGAAATGGAAGAAGATTTCGAAGGGGATTGACAGCCGTCAAGACTATACGTAGTTTATAAATACCCAATAGGGTACTACGATCACCCACTGACGAGAAAACCTCCCAAGCGTTATTGACAGTCGCTTGGGGGGTTTTTTGTTGTGCAATCCGTGGAGAACACGCATGTATTCGGAACTCGCCATTGATGACGAGAACGCAAATCATCTACCAAAACCAAAGGGTTACAAGATTCTTGTAGCAATCCCGAAGGTTCAGGAAACATCCAAGGGCGGTGTTTTTCTTCCAGACAAACTGAAAGACGCAGAGCAAACGGCAACTGTTGTTGGCTATGTCATTCAGCTTGGACCGGAAGCATACGTATCTGAAAACAAGTTCCCGTCAGGGGCTTGGTGCAAGAAGGGAGACTACGTTGTCTTCCGATCCTATTCCGGCACCCGAATAAAAGTAGGGGAACAGGAATACAGACTGATCGATGATGACAGTGTTGAAGCCGTTGTTGCCGATCCGCGCAAAATCATGAGGGCCTACTGATGCCGAAGAATAACTCCCTGATCGACAACGATTTTATCGAGGAAGGGGATGAAGATCAGTTCGATCCCTTCAAGGACGATCACGAAGAAGACCGTGCCCCCTTTAACGACAAGGAATTGTTCGTAGAGGACAAGAAGGCCGCTAAAGAGAAAGACGGCTTTGAAGTCGAAATTGTCGATGATACCCCTGAAGAAGACAAGAACAAGTGGGTAGCAGACGACGAGCGGGACGGCGAGCCGGATATACCGGATGAAGATGAGGTCAAGGAATATTCCAAGAACGTTCAGGATCGCATCTCAAAGCTTACTGCAAGGATGCACGCTGAACGCAGGGCGCGTGAAGAACGCGAACGCCAGTTCAATGAAGCCATAGATTTCGGCAAGCGCATTCTTGACGAGAACAATCGGTTGAAGGAGTTGGTCGAGGGCGGGGAGAAAGTTCTTCTCGATGAACACAAGGGTCGCCTCGAAGGACAGCTTTCAGCGGCAAAGGCCCGTTACCGTGAAGCCACAGAGGCCGGTGACACAGATGGCATAATTGCCGCGCAGGAGGAAATCTCCCGCGCCGTAGCCCAGATGGAGCGCCTGACAGGTCACCAGCCGCAGACACTCCCGCGATCCGACCCTGAATACTTTAACAGGTACGCTCCTCAACAGGAGCAGAAAGATCAACAGAATCAAAGAGTTGGGCCATCAGAGCAGGCGCTCGAATGGCGCAAGCGCAATCCTTGGTTCGATAACGATGTAACAATGCAGGCCTTTGCGCTTGGTGTACATCGTCAGCTTGTGGATAACGGCGTCGAAGTTGATACGCCGGATTACTACAAGGCCATCGACAAGGAAGTCCGCTCCCGTTTCCCCGAACGCTTCAAGAGAGAAGCTTCGCGCAGACAAGATACGGTTGTCGCTCCGGCAAACCGGAGCAGCCAGCGTACCCCCGGCAGGAAGGTGAGGCTGACAGAGAGTCAGGTTCGAATCGCCAAACGGTTGGGACTGACCCCGCAGCAATACGCAGAACAACTTATCTTGGAGCAGACAAATGGTAACAGATCAGAGTTCACGCATTCCTCGTAATCTGGAGACGAGGGAGAAGGAAACACGCAAGCAATGGCGTCCTCCTTCCCACCTTCCGACTCCGCTTCCGCAGGAAGGCTATCAGTTTCGCTGGATTAGAGTTTCCTCCTTTGGCGAAGGCGACACGAAGAATGCTTCAGCCCGCTTTCGTGAAGGATGGGTTCCTGTCCGCGCAAAAGACCACCCGGAACTGGAAATCGAAACCGACAAGGATTCGAAGTGGCCGGATGGCGTGGAAGTTGGAGGTCTTCTTCTCTGCAAAATCTCCAATGAGACAGTCAAGGAGCGTAATCGCTACTACAAGGAACTGTCTGAAAGACAAATAGAATCGGTAGATAACGCATATCTCCGCACCAACGATCCTCGTATGCCCCTTCTGAAACCGGAACGGCGCACACGCACTGAACTTGGAAAACGTAACGAAGAAACCTAACGGAGATAAAGATGGCATCAACCGCCTCTCCCTACGGCCTTCGTCCCATTAACGTTCTCGGCGGTCAGCCTAACAGCGGATCGATTCGCCTTTACAAGATCACTGCTGCCTATGGCACCAGCATCTTCAATGGCGATCTGGTCCAGATGGTTGCTGGCGGCACTATCGAGAAAGTTACCACGACGAACACCGGAACGCCTATAGGTGTATTCATGGGCTGCGAGTACGAACTGGCCGACTATGGCCTGACGCACAAGCAGTTCTGGACTGCATCTACCGCCGTCAAAACCGGTACGACAGCTTGGGCATACGTATGCGATGACCCTGACATGCTGTTTGAAATCCAAGCAGACGGGTCTCTCGACCAGACTGCCTTGGGTGCAAACGCTGCTGTGGTGCAAGGTTCTGGCTCCACAATAACCGGAAACTCCGCTGTGTCTCTGGCTTCTGCCTCTGTCAACACGACCAACACCCTGCCTCTGCGCATTGTTGATTACGTTGACAAAGAAGGATTCAGTGCGCTCGGAGACAGCTATACTGACATGATTGTGCGCCTTAACACGCACTTCAATCGTGCCATAGCTGGCATTTGATGAGGAGTTGAACACATGGCTATTTCACGCGCTCAACTCTTCAAGGAACTGCTTCCCGGCCTCAACAAGCTGTTCGGTCTGGAGTACAAGAAGTATGCGGATGAACACCTCATGGTGTTTGACGTGGAGAGTTCTGACCGTTCCTTTGAAGAGGAACAGAAACTTTCCGGCTTCGGTGCTGCACCCGTCAAGCGTGAGGGGGCTGCGATTGCGTATGACACTGCGCAGGAAGCATGGACCGCTCGCTACACCCACGAAACCATTGCAATGGGCTTTGCGATCACGGAAGAAGCCGTGGAGGACAACCTCTACGATTCTCTTTCTGCTCGTTATACCAAGGCACTGGCTCGCGGTATGGCCTACACCAAGCAGGTGAAAGCTGCGGCGATCCTCAACAACGCATTCGATTCGAACTATCCCGGTGGTGACGGCAAGGAACTTATTGCCACCAATCACCCGCTGGTTTCGGGCGGAACGAATGCAAACGAACCGACCACGGCTACTGACCTGAACGAGACGGCTCTGGAAAATGCAGTGATTGAAATCGCTGCGTGGACGGATGAACGTGGGCTTCTCATCGCGGCTCGCCCGATGAAGCTTATCATTCCTCCGGCACTCCAGTTCACCGCAACTCGTTTGCTGGAAACACAGCAACGTGTCGGAACGGCTGATAATGATATTAACGCAGTCAAGAATAACGGGGCTGTCCCCGGTGGCTACGGTATCATGCATCACCTGACTGACGCTGACGCTTGGTTCCTGACGACTGACGTACCCAACGGCCTGAAGCACTTCACCCGCGCCCCTCTCAAGACGGGCATGGATGTTGACTTCGATACCGGCAATGCTCGGTACAAGGCCCGCGAACGTTATTCGTTCGGATGGTCCGATCCGCTCGGCATCTACGGCTCACCCGGAGCCTGATAAGAAGGGGGGCGAAAGCCCCCCTTTTCTCTTCATCCTGAATTAATCATCCCGACAGACTGGTCAGGCAGACGCACATGCGACGGTCGGGAAAATCCTTCATGTGAAAGGTACATGATATGGCTTCCACCACGTTTTCGGGGCCGGTCACTTCGACCTATGGCTTCAAATCCGGCACGTCCTTTGTGGCGCAGCCGATGGTCACCTCCACCGCAGCTTCACTGACGCTCGATCCCGCCACCCATGGCGGCGCTCTTGTCGTGCTTAATCCTGCTGCTGGCGTAGCGGTCACTCTTCCCGCTGCTACGGGGACAGAAAATGTTTACCGTATTCTCATTGGCACCACTGTAGGCGCTTCGTCCACCATCAAGGTTGCAAGCGCATCCGATACGATGGTTGGTTGGGTTTCTACCGCAACGACCACGGCTGGTGCAGGTTTGCATGAAGCTGCCGGTGGGACAGACGATACAATCACCATGAACGGCACCACGACAGGCGGCATTGTCGGTTCCTATCTTGAGTTCACCGACTACGCTTCAGGAAAGTGGCTCGTCAGTGCATTCCTCGTAGGCTCCGGCGCTCTTGCAACGTCTCTCTCTGCTTCTGTCTAATGACTGAACAGGAAGACATTTCCATAAAAGACGTCAGTGTGATGATTGGTATGCCTGCTTACAAGGCTGTCAATCATCGCACTGTCAGGAGCATCATCGAGACGACATACATCTGTGGCAGGCACGGTATGCATCTGGACTTCGCAATGGAAGTTTCAGGTGTTGTCACTGCTGCAAGGGATGCCGTCTTCGATGACTTCCTCCGCTCAAAGGCGCAAAAGCTTTTCTGGATTGATTCGGATATGGTCTGGTCAATTCAGGACTTCATGAAAATGGTTGCCCTTTCCACCAAGGTCGATGTTGTCTCTGCTGCTTATCCGGCAAGGGGCGTCGATAATCCCACCTATTACCTCGACTTTGCCGGACAGCCGCGTATTGGCGATTACGGCCTTATAGAGGTTCTTGGCCTTGGCCTCGGGTTCACTATCATGGACAGGAAAGTCTGCGAAGAACTGGCGGCTACCAAGCCGACAATTCAGGATGTCAACGATGGAAGGTCTCTGGCTTCCGTCTTCAGGATCGATATGTGGGAAGGAAAGCGCCGTACAGAAGATATGGCATTCTTCTCTGATATTCGTGATCTTGGTTATAAAATCTGGTGTGACCCCGACATTGAACTCGGTCACGTAGGCGACAAAGAATGGCGCGGAAAGTTGATGGATACTTTCTCGGCACCTTCCAAGGAGAAGAAATATGGCTGATACCGTAACATCGCAAACATTGGTGGACGGTGCCCGCAAGGTTGTCATGGTCTTCACGAACATTTCCGATGCCACTGGCGAATCGAGTGTTGTCAAGGTCGATGTTTCAACTTTGGCAACCTACAAGGGGCAGACCTGCACTGGTGTTCGTATCGATGAGGTAGAGTTCAACACCACGATGCCGGTCAAGATCGAATGGGACGCTACCGCAAACGTCAACGCCTTGGTTGTCAACGGCCATGGCGAATTTGACCTGTGCGAATATGGCGGTCTTCACAACACCGCTGGTGCTGGCAAGACAGGCGACATTGCCTTCTCGACTGTCGGTGCCGTGGCGAACGATTCATACACTATTGTCTTGACCATGGTTAAAGAATACCCCAACGTCCCGTAAGGATGACACATGGCTGATACAGCACTGGAAGGCCTGACTGCTGTAACGGCGGTTACATATGACGATCTTCTGTATCTTCTCGATGGAGCGGCAAACTCCAGAAAGATCACGATCCAGAATGCATTCAAGCTGACTGTCAACGCCCAGACAGGAACAACTTATACGCTTGCACTGGCTGACGGCGGAAACGTTGTCACCATGTCCAATGCTTCCGCCAACACCCTCACTATCCCGACCAATGCATCCGTCGCTTTCCCCACTGGCACAATCATCCTTGTGTATCAGTTGGGCGCAGGAGCAACTACGATCACGGCAGACACTGGCGTCACCCTCAATGGCATATCCGCTGGCTCTGGAACGATGAATACTCAATATGGCGGTGTATCCCTCTTGAAGATTGGCACCGATACGTGGGTAGCAGGTAATGGTACATTAGGTTTGGTGGCCTGATGGTTGGCGGTATTGTAAACGCTGGTGGTCTATTTGGCGCTGGCGCTGGAAGCACGACCTTCGACTTCCAAGTCCAGACGACAACAGCAAGTGAAACTTTCACTATTCCGTGCCAAAATTCTGGAACGTTCAATTGCACGATTGATTGGGGAGACACGAACTCGTCATCTGTAACCGCATACGATGACGCAAATCTTGCCCATACTTATGCGTCTGCTGGAACTTACAACGTTTCCATAAGTGGTCAATTTGCCAACATCTTCTTCAATGGTGCTGGAGACAGGCTAAAGGTGTTGAAGGTTACCAATCTTGGAGTGGTTGGATGGGGCAGGATGGATTATGCATTTCAAGGATGCTCCAACATGACGGAGTTCACTGCTGGATATTGTGACACATCTGCTGTAACGGAATGGTATGGATGCTTGAACAATTGTTCGAGCATATCAACAATAGATGTAAGCACACTCAATACCCGCGCAGCGGTAAATCTTGGAAACTTTTTTCGTGGTTGCAGTTCAATCGTCAGTCTTGATCTTTCCCGCTGGAAATTTCCTAATAATACAAGTCTCCAGTATTTATTGACTGATTGTTCGTCTATGACAAGTCTTAACATAACAGGGTGGGATACATCAAATATTGCGGCATTCGCATATTTACTCCTTGGGTGTACATCGTTGGCTTCCTTTGACGCAACTGTTCTAAATACTTCGTCTGCCCAGACAATGACCAGTATGTTTGATGGCTGCTCGGCTCTCTCCACTCTTGACGTTTCGGGGTTTGTAACAGCCAACGTCACAGATATGTATGCCATGTTTAGTGGAACTACTGGACTTTCTTCTCTGGATGTAACGGGGTTCAATACATCAAACGTGACAGATATGCGCCTGATGTTCCAGAACTGCGGGGCAACAGACATAAATCCATCGGGATTCAATGTGACCAAGATTACAGATTTGACGAATTTTCTTAATGGTGCGGCTTTATCAACGGCTAACTATGATGCCACGTTGATCGCTTGGGATGCACAAGCCGTCAAATCAACTGTAACGGCGAACTTTGGAACTTCTGTCTACACTCTTGGTGGTGCGGCTGCTACAGCACGATCAGACCTCGCAACAACTTACTCATGGTCAATATCTGACGGTGGTGGAATTTAATGGTTGATACTCCACGAACAAGATCATCGATCCTTTCTCTGTTTGCTGACAATACAACGGGGGATATTTCCCCGCAGGATTTGCGCGACTTCGTTGTATCAATCGCGTTTTATGAACTGACGGCAGAAGAAACGGCGGCTGGTGTCACGCCAACCGATTACCGTTATCCTGTTTGCAATGTAAAGAGGTACGGCGCAGTCGGGGACGGTGTGACCGATGATTTGACCGCTTTCCAGAATGCAGTCGCATGTGCCGGTTCTTCCACTTCCCAAGGAAACAGGATTATCATTCCATTTGGAAGATATTTTCTCAATGGAACATGGGGAATAGACAAGGACGTTTTAATTGAAGGTAACAATGGAACAGACCACCATTTAGGTTCTGCCGCAGAACTTATCTTTCCGTCAAATACTGATGGCATAAGAGTTTATAATGGGAATGATAGTCCGAGTACGCCGCAAGAAGGAACGCACACAATAATCAGAAATGTCGCGCTGTACTGCAACGCTGCGGGTGTTTCTGGAAGAGGTATATACGCGACGACAACGATTCATCTTGAATATGTAAGTGTTAGAAGTTTTTCAGGAATTGGAATAGAATTTTACGGAGACACCACCAACGGCATTGCAGACAACTGGTGGATGACAAATGTCTTTGTGCGCGACTGTTTGGGTGATGGCTTTTATGTTCATGGACCGGACGCACAGGTTGGCACTGCCATAAACTGCCAGTTTCTGAATAACGGTGGGTGGGGTGTCAAGAACGAGGCTTATTACACCAACATATTTATTGGATGCCAAAGTTCAGGAAATACATCTGGAGCCTTCTATGATCCCGGCGCTGATTATCAAGGGCTTATATTGATCGGATGTTACGTGGAATCGGGGGCGACAGCCAACACGTCTCTTGATGACGGGAGCATTATGCTTGCGTGTTCCACTGTCGGGTGGGATTACAGAGGTGGTTTCTTCGGCAATATGGCTCCCGGCGTAGGAATAGCAGTGCCACTGAATGGTATTATCTGTTTCTGCTCTACAGACGGAGCAAATAACAGGGTCGAGAAATTCCGTCTTGATACGCAAACGCAATATGTAACTGGACCCATACGATACACTGTTGGATCATATGGAACCGTACTTTCAGAGGACGGTCTCGTTGTTAGTCATACAGGAACGGCGGATCACGAAACGTTCCAGTTGATGAATAATAGCGGAACAAAGGTTGGCCATATAAACACTAGCGGCAGCAAATCTGTATTTTATACACAGGCAAATTCTACCGATGGATACTATGGACAGGACTCCTTCAAGGTTGGTAACCTAGCCAGCGCGTCAGAATCGACCCAAGCAGTATTCTATAATACCAATGGCACTGTAGGGACAATAAAGACGAATGGGACGCAAACAATTTTCTACCCCAACAGTGGCACGTCAGGTTCTTTCTACGCAGATACAAGCTGGAGGATCACCACGGCTGGAACAGCCGACACTGCGATAGCATCCTTTGTCAACGGCAATGGTGAAGTCGGATCGATTCACACCAGTGGATCGGCAACAGCATACAACACATCTTCAGATTACAGACTGAAAGATAATATTACCCCATATCATGGCGCTCTTAATGTCGTTGAGCAGCTTAATCCTGTATCTTTCACATGGAAATCTGACGGTACGCCATACATAGGTTTCTTGGCTCATGAAGTTCAGGAACATATTCCGTTCGCGGTATCCGGGGAAAAGGATGGGGATACGATGCAAGGTATCGATCCATCGAAGCTTGTTGCTCATCTTGTTGGCGCTATAAAGGAACTATCGGCAAGGGTTAAAGAATTGGAAGAGAAATGGGTAACTGGAAACTGATACCTGCTTGCGTCACATGGGTTTTAATCTTGTCAACGATAGCGTATTCTCATGATGCGCCCACTGGCTGGAAATACGATTTCAAGTGCTGCTCTGGAGTTGATTGTCGGCAGATTGTCACGAACCGTGTCAAGGTTACCCCCGATGGTTACCTTGTCCAGAACGGAGACAAGCCGGAAATAATCGGTTACGGGGACAACCGCATCCACATGTCGAAGGATGAGTTCTACCATTTATGCACTGCCGGTGGTAAAGACGGCACACACATATACTGCTTGTACGTACCGAACAGGGGATTCTGATGACCGAACTCGTTTACGTCCCAAGGAAGCACCAGAAGGAATGGGCTGATAAGGGATGGATACGGGTTTACGACGAGAACCACCACGATGTTGACCATCGGAATGGATGGGCGGTTCTGATGGCTCCCCCCGGTTGGTCAAATCCTTTGGAGAAAAACGATGCCTCTGAAGAAGGGTCGGTCACGGAAAGTGATAAGCGAGAACATTCGGACGGAGATGAAGGCAGGTAAGCCGCAGAAGCAGGCTATTGCCATTGCGTATTCTGTCGCAGGTAAAGCCCGCAAGAAGAAGAAAAAGAAGAAGTGAACATATTCCTCACTTCAATCCCGCATACAGGATCGCATTTCCTGCAACATCTTCTCTCCCTTGATAAATTCATCCACGTCTTCGACGCCAATATAGAGGAACATCTGAAGAAGGCCGACTTGATTGTCGCTCCGCTTCGGAAGCCTGAAGACGTCTGGAAGTCATGGGTAAGGCGCTTCAACACAACGCCGAACGAACACATCAAGAGAGGCGCTGCTTTCCTGAACTGTTGGGAAAGAATGAACCATTTTTCAATGACTTACACGATCCACTTTCTTCCGGTTGATGTGGAAAGAAGAGAAGAATGGCTGGCGAAGATGGGGCAGCTTGTCGGGAAAGAACTGAAGACAGACTGGCCGAAGGTGAATGGAAGTTCTGCACCGATACCAGACGAGATTCCGTATATCGATTTCTCTGAAATCTACGGATACGATTACGTGAGGCGGTTTTACAGGAGAAGTTGAAGTGAAACGCAAGCATCCCGGCTTCAAGGCCGTGTCCAAGAAAATCCAGAGTGAGGGATATTCGAAGAAAGCTGCTGATGCGATCCTTGCTTCCAAGACACGCAAGGCAAGTACAGCGGCCAAGAAAAAGAATCCTCGTCTGAAGAAAGTTAAAGGTTGATGACTACTTCTGGGACTACTTCGTTTAGCCTCGATCTGCTTGATATTATTGAAGAAGCTTACGAAATGGTCGGTGTGGAAGTCCGGTCTGGATACCACTTGAAAACGGCCAGACGATCCCTTGATCTTTTGACGAAGGAGTGGGCAAACCGTGGCATCAACATGTGGGCAATCGAAGAGACGACCGCTTCTGTTGCTGCCGGTGACACGAGTGTTTCGCTGGAAACGGACACGATTGATGTACTGGATGCCACATGGCGAACTGGTAGTGGTTCATCTCAAAACGACAGGCAGATGACGCGCATCTCCGTGTCGCAATGGTCTTCTATCGCCAACAAGAACCAGACAGGTGACCCAAGCCAGTTCTGGGTGAACAGGCTTTTGACAGGTCCGGTGGTGCATATCTGGCCTGTACCAACAGAAGCAGGAACACTTGTCTATTACAAGGTGCGCAGGATTGAAGACGGCGGAAACTACACGAACACGATGGACATCCCTCCCCGTTTCTATCCGGCACTCACAAGCGGTCTTGCCTATTACCTGTCCATGAAGACACCGCAGGCAAGCGACCGCATACAGATGCTTCAGATGGAGTACGAACGCCAGTTCAATCTTGCATCACAGGAGGACAGGGAAAAGGCCTCTCTCTGGCTCGTTCCTGATTTAAGATGAATTTTTCAAATCGTGTCCCCGGTATCTGTGACCGGTGCGGGCAACGGTATCGGCTCAATACGCTCCGCGAGGAGTATTATATTGGCAAGCCGACCGGACGCCTCGTCTGTCGCAAGTGTTGGGATGTGTCTCATCCCCAACTGGATACGCGGGGGATCAAGACGAATGACAAGCAGTCTGTAAAGAACTCCCGTTCCGATAGCCCGGAACTGGTTGACAGCAGGCGGCTGTTTGGATGGAACCCTGTCGGTGCTTCAGGCTCCGGCGTAATCGATACTTCCTCTGGAAGGGTGACAGTAACGACATGACTTACGCTGAACTCCAGCAGATGTTGAAGGATTTCTTGGAGGTCGATGAAACGACTTTCAATTCCAACATCGCGCAGTTCATCAAAGGTGCCGAAGAAGATATATACAGGCAGGTCCAGATACCTGACCTTCGCAAGAACTCGACCACTAACTGTGCTGTCGGCATCAGGTACGTAGGACTGCCAACGGATTTCCTGTCCAGCTACTCCTTCGCCATTACCGACACGGATATGTACTTCCTTGAGAACAAGGATGTGAACTTTATCCGCGAAGCATTTCCGTCAACATCAACCGGAAGGCCAAGATACTTTGCACAATGGGATGACGCGAACTTCATTGTTGGACCAACTCCTGACGATACATATGAAGTGGAACTTCACTATTATTACAAACCAGCCTCCCTTGCTGACGGAGCGTCGAGTGGTACGACTTGGCTCTCGGAAAACGCGGAAAACGCTCTTCTCTACGGATCGCTCATACATGGATATGCATTCCTGAAGGGCGATCAGGATGTGTTCAAGCAATATACGTCCCTGTTCCAAAAGGCCGTGACGGACCTCAAGCTTATCTGCGAAGGCCGTGTGCCGAAGGATACGTACAGGACGCCTGATGCGAGGATACCGGTATGATTGTTCAGGGCCTGACAGACAGCTTCAAGGAAGAACTCCTGTCCGGCACCCATGACTTCACGAGCGATACTTTCAAGATCGCCCTGTACACTTCCGATGCTTCACTCGGAAATTCGACAACTGTCTATACAACGTCGAACGAGGTATCGGGAACAGGCTATACAGCGGGTGGGGCAACGCTCACCGGGGCGGCGATAGCCTTCGCAAGTGGAGTGGCCTACGTCGATTTCTCTGATGTGACATGGGCTTCATCGACAATCACCGCTCGCGGTGCGCTCATCTACAATTCATCCAAATCGAACAAGGCCGTCATTGTCTTGGATTTCGGTTCCGACCGCACATCCTCGGCAAGCCCGTTCGTTGTAACCTTCCCGGCTGCGACGGCGAACGACGCCCTTATAAGGCTTGCCTAATTTAGGAGACGAAAATGGCAACTTACACCAAATACAACCTGTTCATTCAGCATTTTGCCAACAAGGAGATTGATCTTCATGGCGGCACAGACACGCTGAAAGTCGTGTTCCATTCCGATGCCCCGGTCGTGGCAACGGACGAAACCCTTGCCAACCTGACACAGGTGACCGGAACCGGCTACACGGCTGGCGGTGAAGACACCCTCAACACCGGCACATATTCGGCTGGCACGGAAACCATTGGCGGAACTGACGTTGTATGGACGGCTACCGCTGCCGACTGGACTTCCGGTCAGTATGTATCGCTCTATGACGACACGCCAACCACCCCGACCGCAGACATCCTGATTGCGTATTGGGATTACGGTTCTTCGTTTACGCTCGGCAACGGCGAGACGTTCACCGTCAACTTCGGTGCCAGCATCTTCACCATGGCATGAGGTCTGTATGTCTACTTCATCTGTAGCCAAGGTCATGGCTGACCTTGGCGTCATGAAGCCACAACCGCAGAAACTTGAAGGCACCCATGTACAGGCGTGCCCAAAGGTTCCTGTGGCGCGGGTACATCATCTTCTCCCGGCACGTATGACGGAGGCACTGGAGCATAACCAGAAGATTGCCTCCTGCTGCCGTCACCCGGAGAATCACCAGATAGAAGCCCGCTATTCTAGCCCAAAGGAAACGGCCCCTGACATCTATATCTTCCATTGCACATGCGGTCGCAAGCATCGCCAGTTCTGCATTGGTGGTGACGATCCTCGGCCTTTCTGGGAATCCCGCTAGAGCAAATCCCCTCCCATCTCCTGCACCACATTCAACGCCTTTCGGCTCGTACAAGATGTGTGGCCGTCTTATCTTCCAGATCAAGAAGGCACAGCTTGAACACAAGATCATCAGGCTTTGGGTAGGCCCGCTGTTTCGCATGTGGGTCCAGAAACATCTCCCCTTCCCAAGTGGCAAGATACCATCGGAAGCGTATGTTATCGGCAACGGCTTGTGGGATGAGGAAATCCTTCTCGTTAATCATGACATAGGGGAAGCCATGGTCTGCGATGTTTTCCATATCGGGGAGGAAGCCTGATGCCGGTCTGGGACAAAGCAGATTTCAAACGCTTCTACAGTTTCAATGCCGAAAGAGAGTTCGGTCATCCCGCTGATCGTCCCGGCATTCGCCTTCATTATCATCACTGGCCAGTAGGCCGGTATCAACGCTCCCACTTCTCCCCCCTCCTTTTCAATTGCGCAGGAATGCAGTCTGGTCAGTCGGCTGTCGTTGTCGGCTGTGGTTTCAATTGGACCGGTCGCGGACTTGCAGACCTCGGTATCGATGTTACCGGCATAGACACATCCAGTTACATTCTTGGCAACAAGGATACCAGCGAGGAAGCTGAAATCCGCGAATGCCTTGCAGAAGTCGGCATCAATCCAGATACCGATGTGATTCATGACACGGGCCTTACCAGATCGCGTGGCGTAGCTGGCATGAACTGGCTCGACTACTTCATGGAAGGCGGTCGTGCTGCCCCGGCCAACAGGGGATGGGGCAGGCTAATTGGCGAGGATATGTCCTCGAACAAGTCAATCCGCGCTGTTGCCAACACTCTCTCAAATACACCGGCATATGTAATCACAGAGGAGACATTGAACTCCGTCGATGACGCAACGGCACTCAAGATATGCGAATCCATTGATCGATTCGTGGCACAGAAAGGGAATGCACAGACACAGGTTATTCACATCCTGTCTCCCTTGCAGGAAGAAGCATTCCAGCAGCCCGATCTGAACTGGAAGTCCTACGCTGACTGGCGCACGTTTCTCGATGCTAACGGGTTCACCACCCACAAGATCATACCGTCAGTGACGTATGGCGGTATGACGGCTTACGGAGGGCTTCTGTAATGGCCCTGCCCATTAGCGTTGGTTCATATATTTTTGCCGAACCCTGTGGCGGTCCTTTTAAGGTTGGATCATCTTTTTATATCGTGGCACAGGCAAGCGGCGTAAATTTAGTAGTTCTTAAAGCCAATAGCGACGACCCATCGTCTGGATGGACGGAGCAGGATAGTTCCAACAGGCCAAGTGTTAGTGGTGTTGGAGGTATTCACGCTGTTGTACGCGGAACAACAATACATATAGTTACGCAGATTGATGGTTCTACAAGGACCGTTGAATATCATACATTCAACACATCAACCAATACGTGGGGAACCACCAACGAAAGCGTTGGCAACGCCACTACCGGCACAGGAGTTACTTATTGCTCCATTGCCGTCCGCTCCGACGGATCGGTTGTCGTTACCTATGACGGCCCGCCAGAATCCAACATGGGCACCAATTATGCCCGCGTCTGCCTTGCCATCAGGAGTTCAGGTGGCACTTGGGGATCAATCGACACTTCGATCAGCAATGCTGGCAAGAACACGATAAGTGAGCAGCACAGCTTTGCTGTTCATGCAGACGACACGAATGACAGGGTTCACATTAGTTATCGAGGGTCCAGCACTGCCACCCTTTGGTATTCAACGCTTCTTTCAGATAATAGCTTTGGTCACCAAGGAACCACAATAGATACATCAATACTGTCGTCATATGGTTCAGGTGTCACAGGATATACTGGTGTTTCGTTCCTCGACGGTTCAACAAGAAAGATACGGTTTTTCTACCCCGATAGTGGTTCAAATTATGCTACAGCCGGGTTTAACGATGCGGACTCCCCCGGAACCCCGACAATATACACGGGCGTCAGTACGAGTGATTCAGGAACGTCCGGTCATGGCAGTGCTGTTAACGGTACAACGCAATACTGTGTCAATTATCACTCTGGCGGCACAGCCTATATAAACAGCACTGGTGCCGGTGATGATACTTGGGGAACTCCAGCAACTCTTGGACATTCAGTAACAAATATTTATAGTGCTAATTCCTACACTAGAGGTTCTTCTGATGTAATAGCATACCTTTACTCAAGCAGCAGCACTTATTACTACAACGAATACAGTCTTTCTACTGGATACACCCTCGACGCCACCACAGCCGGTTCCTATGCAATCACCGGAACCGCAGCCAATCTTGAACAAGCAAGAACGATAGACGCTACGACCGCTGGTTCCTACGCCATGACTGGAACAGCGGCCACTTTGACCGTTGGTTCTGTCATCACTGCCAATGCTGGATCGTATTCTGTAAGCGGCACAGCGGCCACTTTGACCAAGACGTACCGCCTTCCTTTTGGAACTGGAACAAGCGGGCAATACAACATATCGCCAACCAATTACACGTTTGGTGGAACGGACCTTCTCAACCTTTCGGGAACAACTGGATACCTACTCCTCTCGGGCGACGCCCAAAGCGGGACCGACAGGCTTCTTCTTTCTGGCGATACAGGCGATAACGTCTACCTTCAGGCTGGACGCACGCTGGATGCAACGACAGCCGGTAGTTATTCTGTTACCGGAACAGATGCCACGTTCCTTTATGGGTACTCTGTAGATGCTACGACAGGTTCCTATTCGGTTGCAGGAACTGCTGCTTCATTACTTCACAACCATGTAATAGACGCTACATCTGGCGCATATGCGATCACTGGAACCGATGCTACCCTTCAAATCGGTTATGTAATAGACGCCACCACGGCTGGCTCCTACGCGATAAACGGTACAGCCGCTTCGCTTCTTCATGGCTTCCTGATCGATGCCACTACCAGTTCATATACCGTAACAGGTACTGATGCGACGCTCACAAGGGCCGGTGGAAACAAGACCATCGATGCTCTTGGTGGTGCCTATACAATCAGTGGAACCGATGCTACATTGGAGCATGGGTTTGTAGTCTCCGCAACCAGCGGAAGCTATACCATATCCGGTGTCGATGCTCTCCTTGAGCAGTCAAGAACCGTAACGGCAACTGCCGGATCATATACGATCACTGGCACCGCCGCCTCTCTCCTGCATGGTTATGAAGTCTCTGCGGCAAACGGCAGCTACGCAATTAGCGGAACCGCTGCTTCGCTTTTACATGACTTCCTGATCGATGCAACGAGCGGAAGCTATACAGTTACCGGTACAGATGCCGTACTTGACTGGTCTGGATCGACAGGGAAAACACTTGTTGCTTCTGGTGGTTCCTATGCAATCACAGGAACAGTAGCCACACTTGAGCAGACCAGAACGCTTGTTGCTTCTGGTGGTTCCTATACGGTAACAGGGACAGCGGCAGGCCTTTCCATAACGGCGAGGGTAGTCGCTGCAAGCAGCGGAAGTTATGCAGTAGATGGGCCAAGCGATGCTTTTGGCCCCGGCTTCGGCAGCGGAATGCAGCATGGTACAGCCCTTCTTTATGATAGGCTGATAGATGCTACGGCAGGGTCCTACGCTATTACAGGTACGGATGCTTCCCTTTATACAGGGAAGACTCTTGCTGCTGCATCAGGCGCATATTCTGTCAATGGGACCGACGTTTCTCTTGAGTACGGATTTCTTGTTGATGCTGCTGGTGGATCATACGCAGTAACTGGAACAGACGTTTCCCTTCTATATGGGCATTCCATCTCTGTATCTACTGGTTCCTACTCGATCAATGGAACCGCATTAAGCTTCCTGCGGACCTACACTCTTGATGCATCCGGTGGCGGATACACCATCACAGGAACCGATGTATCTCTTGAGCATTTTCAAGATCGTTCAATCACCGCAGGGGCAGGTTCCTACGCAGTAACAGGAACTGACGCATCGTTGCTATATGCAAGCATCATCGATGCAAGTAGTGGGGCTTACCATCTTGGCGGCGTCAAGGCGCAACTTACACGCTCGAACATAAACTTCCCTTGGTCGAATACCGGAGGGACAACGAATGCTTGGTCGCAAGTTAGCGGTCATTCAAACTCTTGGTCTGATGTATCGACCGGTTCCAATTCATGGGACGAAATAGACCCGAAAGCGAAATAAGGTAACGGAAAATGCCTAGCACTTATTCTTCAAACCTTCGTATCGAGAAGATGGCGACCGGTGAAAACCGGTCTACTTGGGGTTCGAAGACCAATACCAATTGGGAACTGATGGAGGATGCCGTTTCCGGTTGGGTCGATGTGTCCATGGGCGATGCGAACTACTCGCTAACCACGAACGACGGCTCTACAGATGAAGCCAGACAATTAATTATAAAGCTGACTGGTGCCCATACTGGAACGCACACCCTTACTATTCCGACGTCTGACAAAGCTTACGTGATGTGGAATGGAACGACAGGTGGGTATGATGTGACGGTCAGCAACGGATCGAACTCCGTTACGTTGTCCAACGGTCATATGTGCATCATCACGACTGATGGAACAAACGTTTACAAGTCATTGAACTTGTTCAATTTTAATGGCACAGCCGTTATCCACGATGATGTGTTTCTCGTTTCTGATCCAGCAGATGAAACCAAGGTCGCCCGCATAGACTTGGGCGGTGTGACTACTGCTTCGACAAGGGTCATGACATGGCCAGATTATAATTTCACTCCGGCAAGCTTGGCCGGAACGGAGACACTGACCAACAAGACGCTGACATCCCCTGCGATTTCAGGCCCAACTCTTAGCGGCACAGCAACAGGAACATACACACTTGGCGGAACACCGACGATCAGTTCTCCGACGATCACGTCACCGACAATCAGCACATCGATCAGTCTCCCCGCAAGTGCTGTCGATGCCATCACTGAAATTGCCTCTGCCATCAAAACTGGCATTGATGCAAAACTTGTTACTGGAACGGCAGGAACGGCAGGAAATGCTGCGGTCTGGGATGCCAACGGCGACCTCATAGACGGAGGCGCTGGTGGATCGTACCAGCCTCTTGACGCAACGCTTACATCTATATCATCGCTAGGTACGGCGGCTGACAAAATCGCCTACACGACAGGTGTAGATACATGGGCTGAAGCTTCGATAACGGCTGGCGCGAGAAGCATGATAGCCTTATCTGGCACGGCAAATACTGTTCCGTATTGGTCAGCGACTGATACCGCAGGAAGCCTGACGTTCTCGACTTCTGCCTCTCTCGGCACAAGCGATACGACGGTTTCATCGCAGAATGCCGTCAAGAGTTACGTAGACAGTGCAGTTTCCGGTGCCGGTAACGTCAGCGCACCGACAAGCCACACGCTGCCCCTCAATTCTTCCGGGCTGATGTATGTGAGTACAGCGTCACTCGCTGAGGGGGCAAACATTGCCGGGGCGAACGTGTCGATTTATTCCGTTACAAATGCTGGCGCGTTTGCTGTAAGGTCTGCTCAATCCGGGACATGGAAAAACATCGGCGGCGTTACGGCATCATCGACGATCACTTACATATGGATGGTGAGGGTAGCATGAGAAAACTCGACGGAAATCAAATCCAGTTTCGCAAGCCGAAATTCAACATGAATGGCGGCATCGACTGCGAGATCAACCACCCGGACTTCGGCTGGATACCCTTCACTGCGGCCCCGAACGACTTCGAAGAGCATGGGCGTGTCATCCATGAACGTCTTGCCAGCCTTCCCCCCGGTGCAGTTGCGGTGCAGGACGGGGATAACGGGCCAGCAAAATGAAAAAAAACTGGAAAGAATCTCTCCAGCATGTACTGAAATCTGAAGGCGGCTGGTCAGACAACCCGAACGATCCCGGTGGTGCCACGATGAAAGGCATTACTCTCGGCACATATCGCACTTACATAAACCCAAGGGCCACCAAGGAAGACCTGAAGAACATAAGCGATGCACACATCAGTATGCTTTACAAGAAGTTCTATTGGGACAAGGTACGTGGAGATGAACTTCCAAGCGGCCTCGATTATGCAATGTTTGATTTTGCGGTGAACTCCGGCCCGCATCGGGCCGTGAGATACCTGCAACAATCTCTTGACGTAGTTAAGGACGGAGTATTCGGGCCGGTCACTTTGGCCGCTGCGCGTAAAGAGAACGTCCGCACAACGATAACTGAACTGAACAGATTAAGACTTGCTTTTCTCACTGGTCTCAATGGGTGGAAACATTTCGGGAAGGGATGGATTTCACGTATCGAGAAGGTTCAGGAGGTAGCCACAAGCATGGCAAAAAAGTCTGAATCGTATGCCGCGCCTTTCGCGCCATTGGCGTGGCTCAATCCTTTCAACTGGCGCTAAAGGAATATCCGATGAATAAGGAACAGGTACTCGGATTGATCCGTCATATCCTTACCACGGTAGGTGGCGGATGGATCATCGCTTATCTTAATCAGCATGGCATGACCATGAGCGATGCAGGATGGAGCGATGTTGTCGCTTCCCTCATGGTTATCATTGGCTTCGTATGGAGTTTCCTTGCTCCTGAGAAGAAGACTACTCAGTAATGAGCGACTTCGCAGTCAAGATCGTCGTTATCATAATCAGCCTCGGGGGTGCATCCCTCGTGGCTGGTTTTGTTATCAGGGCGATCTACAAAACAGGCAAGGACACTGGACGTCAGGAAGTCATAGATGCAGAGGCCAAGGCCAATGAAACGATCAACAAACGTGCGCTTGATGCTTTGTCTCGGGGTGCTCATGCTCGCCGTATCGGGGTGCAGCCTGATGACCCGAACAACAGGACCAAGCAGCCTGATGGTCCTAAGTAAGGCTTGCAAGGTATTGGGCAAGCCTGAAAGCTATGCCGCAAAGCCTCAAGGGGCCACGGAAACTGCCGACAATCTTTATGATACGGACGAAACTTCTCTTGATATTGTTGAGCGCAACGCCGCCCGTAAAGAGTTTTGCAAGGGAATAGAATGAATGCCGTGGATGAGGCTTGAGTTCAAACCGGGAATAATCAAGAGCCGTACCCGCTATGGAGCCACAGCCTCATGGTTCGATGGCTCTCTTGTCCGTTTCAGGGATGGGCTTCCTGAATCGTGGGGAGGATGGGTGAAGGCTTACGATTCGGCAGGCCTTGCACTGGACGGGGTATGCCGGTCCCTGTTCAGGTTCGAAGACCTTGCAGGCTTCCCTTGGGTTGGCATCGGTACGAACAAACGCTTCTATGTTGCGTCAGATGACGTGTATTACGAAGTAACACCCATCGCAAGCACTGTGACATTGGGGACAGACCCCATTGCAACAACGATCAGCACAACAACTCTCACCATTACACATACGGCACATGGTCAGTTTGTCGGGAAATACGTCATTCTTTCCGGTGCCACTGGCCCTATCGGTGGTATTCCTGCTTCTGAAATCAATGCAGAGCATGAAATTGCTACTATTGTCGATGACAATACATACACTGTCGAAGTAACCACGACAGCCACTTCAAGTGCATCAGGTGGTGGCACATCAGTTCAGGCAGATTACCTGTACAGGGCAGGTTCTGACAGCCAGATATACGGTGGTGGTTGGGGCTACCTCGGTTGGGGTGACGAGTATTGGGGCGGCGATCCGTCAACGGCTGCTGACGACAGGCTTGGAACATGGACGCAAGGCAATTGGGGTGAAGACCTTGTAGCCTGCGGTGCCGGTGGTCCTATCTGGTATTGGGATGCCACTACACCGTCAGCAAGGATGGTGGACATTCTCGATCTTGCAGGTGCCGATGGATATGCACCGACATATGCAGAGTTCATTCTCGTCTCCCAAAGGGACAGGCACCTGATTGCTTTCGGTGCAAGCGAATATTCATCCGGCAATCCAGCGCCAATGGCTTTCCGCTGGAGCGATCAGGAAGATATGACAAACTGGAACGAAGCCGACACAACTGGCACGGCTGGTTCCCTGCCCCTGTCGATTGGATCGAAGTTCATATCGGCAATATCAGCGCCTCGTGAAATCATCGCGTGGTCTGACAGCGCCATCTATTCCATCCAGTATGTGGGTGCACCATACATATTCGTGGCTGACGTGATAGAGGCAAAATCGGATATTGTAGGCCTTCATGCCTGCACGACATACAACGGGGTGGTTTACTGGATGGGAAGATCGGGGTTCTACTCATACTCCGGTCGTGTCCAGAAACTTCCATGCACTGTCTGGGATTACATATATCAACGCATTGATGAACAGCAGCTTCAGAAGGTTTATGCTTCCACGAACAGGAAGTTTTCTGAAGTGATCTGGTTCTACCAATCCATGGATTCGACTGAAATCGACAGTTACGTCACCTTCAATCCTCTTTCAGGGGAATGGTGCATCGGCTCCCTCGCAAGGACGGCTTGGATGGATGGCAACTCGCAGTACAATCCTCTCGCTGCCTCTACCGATACTTACCTGTATTATCATGAAGTTGGGTCAGACGACGGATCGACAAGTCCTGCCCAAGGGATCAACAGCTATATCGAGAGTGCGCCAATAGAACTGTCTTCAGAAGGTGCATTCGATAGGGGTGATCGTTTTGCATTTATCCGCAGAATACTTCCTGATGTTACATTCAGGAACTTCGACGACAACATCAATACACCGCAAATGAATCTTGTATTGAAAATGATGGATAAACCGGGAGGCGGATTTGATACCACCTCTACCAGTCAAGTGGTACGATCTGCTATAGTGCCTGTGGAGACGTTCACTGAAGAGGCCTATGTGCGTCTTCGCGGGCGTTCTTTAACTTTGAGAGCAGAGAGTGATTCGGTCGGAACACAATGGAGATTGGGTGTTCCCCGCATTGACGTAAGGACGGATGGGCAGAGATGAAGGATAACATCGCCCCTCCGAACCTCCTGACAACCCTTGAACAATATGACCCGGACGACATTCGTTACATATTGAGAACGGTGGAACGGTATCTCGTTGACCTCCGGTCCAAGGGGCCTGTCGCTGTTTCCGACATGCTTGCTGATTCAGCCACTGTTACAGGATCAATATCCGGTGGCGCTGAAGTAACAGCAACAACTTATGCAAAGGTCGGTTCTTATACAGTAGCCGGTGTGCCGTCTGCCTCGACAGCGGGGGCCGGGGCAATCATCTACGTATCCGATGAAACTGGCGGGGCTGTTCTCGCCTTTTCCGATGGCACGGATTGGCGACGTGTCACCGATAGAGCAGTCATAGCCTGATGGAGAAGACAAATGGAAGCGGCTAAGAAAGCCAAGGAACTTGCGAAGCACGGTCGGTACGGCGACACGGAGTTGCTTCACGTCAACAAGGCAGAACTTGCGGGCCTTGCCTCGCTCGCTCCCGGTGGAAGACTTCCCATCAATCCAGTGACAGGATTGCCGGAAGCGTTTTTCTTCCTGCCTTTCCTCCTTGGCGCTGCCGCTGCTCCCGCTGCCGCTGCCGCAATTCCTGCCGCAGCAACCGCAGCCATGGCCGCTCCCGCTGCCGCCGCAGGATTAGGCGCTGCTGCTCTCCCTGCGATCACAGCCACAGGCGCTCTCGATGCTGGCGCTGCCGGTCTCGGTGCAGGATTGGCAAGTGCCGGAGGTGCAGGCATCGGTGCGCTGTCAAGCGGATTGAATGCAGGTATCAGTGCTGCAAGTCAGGCTCTCCCCGCCGCCGCTTCCCCTGTCGCCCAAGCTGCAACGCAGGCCGCTGCGCAAGGCGCTGGCTCTATCGCTCCACAGGTAACACAGGCGGCACACGGTCTCTCCGCAGCCAACACTGCGTCCAAAATTCCTTCGGCACTCGATCCTCTTAAAGGTTTTGTCGCTCCTCCTCCTACCTCAAGCATGACAGGATTCGCGCAAACGCCGCTGAAGCCGAATGTCATCCCTCTCCAAGGGGATGCTGCCCGTCAGGCAATGTCAGTGAACAATATTGCCGGATCGCAATTCGGCAAGGGCGCTCTTGGTCTGGACACTTCCGCTTTCCCAGAAGCCCCGAAGGCAGGTGGCCTCGGCGGTCTTCTCGGCGGCATGGACATGAACCAGATGATCCTCCCGGCTATGATGTTGAGCCAGCTTGGCGGCGGCAAGGGCGGCGGAAGCAAGGAAGAGAAGTCTGGTCCTGTACCGGATCATTACACAGGACCCGATGCTGTCTTCCCCGGCTCCGATTATCAGGGTGGTATCGACCCGGAATGGAACTATTTCCCAAGGGGATACGCAGCAGGCGGTCTGGTAGACCAGCCTCAAGCCCCCGGCCAGCCAATGCAGGCAACGATCATACCGAACCAGCAGCAGGGTGGAGGGCTTCAGTCCCTCATGAATCCGCCAATGATGCAGGCTCCGAAGGCGCAGATGGATTCGCCGTACAAGAATGGCGGAGGAGGCAAGCCAAGCCCACAGGAAGAACAGCTTATTATGCTGACCGCAGAAGCCATCAAGGGCACCATGCCTAATGGTCAGGCTATCATACAGCAGTTCCTTCAGACCTTTGGACCGCAGGCACTCCAAGACCTTATTGCCCGTGTAAAGGGTGGAGGGCAAGGTGACGGGCAAAGCGATTCAATCCCTGCCATGGTCGATGGAAAGCAGCCAGCAGCCTTGAGTTCAGGGGAGCATGTCGTTCCGTCCGATGTTGTCTCTCACTTGGGGAATGGTGATAATCAGGCAGGGTCGCAGCGTTTGCAAGAGATGCAGAACAGGATACGTATGATGAGAGGCGCACCTCCGCAGCAGCCTCCTGCAATCGATCCTAACTCGGTAATGCCCGGATGAATATAACTCTCATACCAAAGGAACACTTGCGGTCAATGTGGCCGCACGTGGAACCCATGCTTGCAGAAGCAGTCAAGTATCTGAAAGGCAGATACGACACCATCGATGTCTTCATTGAACTCCTGAAAGGGGAACAGACGCTATGGATAGCATTCAATGACGAACAGGAAATCAAGGGATGCTGCACGGTCAGAATCGCTGATTATCCTAATGCTCGTTGCTGTTCTCTTGATTTCATTGCTGGCACAGGCGTTGATGAGTGGCTTGAAGATGGTTTCAAGATCATTGGTGAATACGCTAAAGAATTTGGCTGTACGCGCATGGAAGGCACTGGCCGACCGGGGTGGGCACCAAGACTGAAAAAGATGGGGTGGGATGCCATGGCAATACGATTCGATTTCAAAATATCTGATGGAGAAAACTGATGGCTAGTGGTGGTGGTGGGCAACAGACTTCCCGCGTCTATCAATCGTCGCTTCCTGAATACGCAAGGCCATACTATGAATCCTTGATGACGAGGGGTGCGAACGAAAGCTATCGTCCGTACCAACCTTACGAGGGTCAGCGTCTTGCAGGAATGAGTGATGCCACTGCCGGTGGCCTCTCGATGGCGAGCGACTATGCAAACTCCGGTGCAGGATACCTTCCTTATGCCCAACAGGGTGCCGCACAGACAGTGCAAGGAGGTCTGGATTACACCAACTATGATCCGACGGCCTTCTATGCCGGTGCCGTACAACAGGGACAAGGGCCGCTCGGTTACTCGAATGTAAACGCCGGACCACAGTTCAATCAGGGTATTGCCGAACTTTACATGTCTCCCTATCAGGCCGATGTGACTGCTCTTGCCAAGCAGGATCAGGCTTACAACACGCTTGTTGAACAGACATACAGGGATTCGCAGGCTGCTAAAGCCGGTGCCTTTGGCGGATCACGCGCTGCGGTGCAGAACCAGATAGCCCTCAATGATGCGCAGAAACGCATGAAGGAACTGGATGTGCAGGGACGGCAGTCCGCATTCGAAAATGCACAGCAACAGTTCGAGCGTGATCGTTCTGCTTGGATGAATGCGCAGAGAGCCAATCAGGATGCAGCCCTCAAGGCCGCTCTTGCCAATCAGGGCCAAGGGCTTGAAGCACAGAAACTTGCTGAACAGTCCCGTCAGTTCGGCGTCACGTCAGGATTGCAGGGCCTTGAGACAGCGCAGAAAGGATCGACCATTCTCGGCCAGCTTCAGCAGGCTCAAGACCAGATGGCACTCGACCGCATCAAGGCGCAGTTGGGTGTTGGCCAGACGACAGAAGACTACACGCAGAAACAACTCGATCAGGCTTATAACGATTTCGTCAACCAGCGCGATGCAAACAGGCAGAACCTTCAGTTCCTGTCCTCGCTCCTCCAAGGTGTACCGGTCTCCGCCAATCAGGATGTGACGCAGACAACCAGCACCAATCCTTTGGCAGGCACAGCGGGAACCCTGATGGGATTGCAGGCGCTCTATAACCTTGGGTGAGGCTGATGGATCGTCCCCCGTCTGAAGCCGATTATGCAATCTACGATCAGTTCATGGGGCACCAGCAGCAACCTCGCCAAGGTTTTGCAGAAGGTGGACTTGTCGATCAGATCAACCCCTTCTATACATATATAACGGCATTAAAAAACTTCGGGCAGATTCCACGCAATCTTCCAACACAGCCGGGATCATCCCCGCAATCGCTTCCCCCTCCTTCAGATTATATTCAACCGGTCGGTCTTTCCTCGCTTGTTCCGCAGCAACCGGGGCAACCGCTGAAGTTTGCACATGGCGGTTCCGTCCATTACCCGACAAGGCAGCAGATAGAAGACCAGATCAGGATGGAAGCGACAATCAGGGGAATGGACCCTGATGTTGCTGTGAAAGTATGGCAGGCAGAAGGTGCCGGTGGTGACCCTGCCGAAGGATGGCGCAGTTTCGCTTCCCGCAACGGCGTGAGGGAGCCATCATACGGTCCTTACCAGATGCTTGTAGGCGGGGAAGGGACGGGATACGGAGCAGGTCTCGGCAACCAGTTCATGAAAGAGACAGGTCTCGATATTAAGGACCCGTCCACTTACCCTGACCAGATACGCTTTGCTCTCGATCAGGCACAGAAGCAGGGATGGACGCCTTGGTATGGCGCAAAGGCCGCAGGCATATCGCAATGGCAGGGCATAAAGGACGTGTCTGGAGGTCTTTCCTCTCTTGCTCCTTCGGCGGCTACCAAGATGGCTGCATCTACACTAACCCCGCAGGCAGCAAGTGCAGCAAGTGCAGGACAAGTAGCGTCTCAAGCCGCGCAACTAGCTGCAACACGAGCCGCAGCAGCAAAGGCAGCGACGCCAATGGGCGGAGGATTGGGGGCGCTTCTTGCCTTGAGCATGATGAACCAGCAACCGATGGGCGGGGATCAGATCGTTTCCGCTGATACGAAACCACGCCAACCCATTGATCCTCAACAGGAAACCATGATGACAAGCCAGACACCAGATTGGTACGAACGCAGAAAGATGTATGGATATGTCTAGCGGCAGCAGTAATTCAGTTAACCAGACTTGGGGACCATCCACTCCTACCGGGATGATGGTCAATCCTGCCTATTCTCAATACGCATCCAATGCTCCTTGGGCTACGAACGCCAATGAGGGCGGTGGTGACATGAGCATGTATATGCGTGGTGCGCCGCAGCAATATATTGCCGATCCGAATTATATCAGTTCACAAGTGGCGGAAGCCCTGAAGCAGTACCAGCTTCAGAACCCTGCTCCCATCCAGTCAAGATCGCCAAGTGAAACGGCTTATTACCATGCCAGCCCGAATGCGCAGGGACTGGCTTCTCTCAACCCTGATTTTCTTGGAGCCTCTCAAATGGGTGGACTTCCTTCGCTTCCGCCTCAAGCTTCCTCTGCCGCGCAGCATCCGTCTGCGGCACAAGCAGGGTATGCTTACAACTTCGGCCTCGGCGGTCTTTGGTAATGAGGTAACGAAATGCCTATAAGCAGTGATCTTCTTCCAGATTGGTATCGTATCCTTCAGTCCAGCCAGCAGGCAGGGCCTCAACCGAACATGAGCCAGCCACAGATTCCCATGTCGCAATCCACTGTGCCGGTTGACCAGATACAGCTTCCTGAACACAAGTACGATTATTTTGGATTGCGGGATTGGTATGATCGTTACGGTGCTGCAATCAACAGGATCAAGGCAGGTGGACCGGCAGTCGAGCCTACAGGTTCTTCGACAGCAAGCGTGAACGCTCCTCTCTCTGCCACCGCATCCGGCACAGCCAATGTGGATAATACCCCGCTTCCGACCTCCCCTTCCGACAATTATGGGATGAACCGCAGCCAGTATACGCCGCATTACCAGTTCGGTATTGCCGACCGTCCCGACACGCCACGAGATACATCCGGCCTTCTTGGTGGAGGAACAGGGGAAGCACTCGGTCAGTTGTACAAGGAATATGGACCGAAGGCCTATGATTACGTGATGAAGAAAAATCAGGAAGCCCTTGATTATCTTCGTAAAAAGAGGGCCGACAGGGAAGCGCAAGCAGCCAAGGAAGCTGACAAGCAATCGATCAATGACATGCCGCAGGTCCCTCTTGGACCGGCCTCTTCGCGACCGGCAGGGACCAATGCCCCGGTGCAGCCGGGAAAAGACTTGGAGACCCAAGACAACACGCAGACGCAGCCGTCGTCTCTCGCAGATTATTTCAAGCAGGCCGATGCATTCTACAAGCAGGCTGGCATCAATCCTGATTACAAGAATCCCTATCAGGAAAAGGCAGATGCTTATGCACAACAGGAACTGAAAAGGACAAAGGCTCTCGCTCAACTGGCTCTCGCCGCTGGTGTAACATCAGCCGGTGGAGGTGCATGGCAACAGGTCGGCCAAGGCTTCGCCAATGCAGCCGGTGCTTATGACCAAGGCTTCAGACGTTATCAGCAGGCTCTCCAGAACTCCGCCGACCGGTATCAGCAATTGACAAATCAGGAGTTCAAGAACCGTCAGTCCAAGGCAGAGTTCGCTCTCGGCCTCTACAAGACAGAGGCAGCTACCAATCTTGCAAGAGCAAAGCAGGGATGGGAGCAGGAGAAGCAAAGCCGTGATGACATCAAGAGTTTCTTCGCCACCATCATGAAAGATGTTATCGATCCTCAAGAGAAGGCAAAACTACAGGCGGCTTACGAGCGTTCTCTCCAGTTGGGACGAGTGACGCTTCCAACTGATGTAAGGAAGTAATGGGATATGTAACCTATAGGCGTCCAGACGGGACGTCAGCAGACTTTATCATTGCCGGTGATGCCCCAACGCCTGATGAACAGGCTCGCATAGATGCCAACCTTTCCGGCAAAACTCTCCCATCTTCCTCCCCCGATACAGGCCCCGGCGTTATTTCCTCCGGTATTGCCGGACTCATGCAGGGCGTTAATCAGTACCAAGCCAATCTCTATGAAACAGGTGCTGGAATAGCCCATGCTCTCGGTAGCAAGTCTTGGGAGGATTGGGCACTTGAGCAGGCCAACAAGCAGGCACAGGAAGCAGGTCAATACACTGTCGGTGAGAAAGGTGCCCCCTACGTAGCCGGATTGCTGGCGCAACAGGCCCCCCAAATGGCTGGCGGTTGGGGTGGAATGATCGGAGGTGGCGCTCTCGGAGGTGCCATTGGTGGACCTCCCGGTGCAGTTATTGGCTCGGTTGTCGGTGGCCTTGCTGGCATTTACCCCACAATGCTTGGGCAGCATGTAGAGGAGCAGCAGAAGGTCAACAATGGACAGGTCAAGGATTGGGGCAAAGCTGCGGGATGGGCCGCTCCTGCAACGGCCAGTGAATTTGCTGGCAACCTTATAGAGTTGGCTGTTGCCGGTGTAGCCAGCAAGGTCCCGATGGCAAAGCCCCTTCAGGCAGCAATAACCAAGGCTCTTGTCGGTGGTCCTGTACGTAAGGCTTTGACCCGCGTAGCCCTGTCTTCAGCAGCCGGTGCCACCACAGAACCAATAGAGGAGGTTATCCAGCAAGCTATCCAGAGGGCACAGGCAGATGAAAGCCTGACGTCTGATGAAGCGAAAGCACAATACGTTCAGGCTGCGGTTCAGGCCGCGATTGTTGGCGGTGTTTATGGTGTCGGTGCCGGTACAGTGGGCCATGTTATCGACACGAGAGAAGAAAACAGGATCAACGATGTAATCAAGAACGTTGAGGACAAGGCCCGCAAGGTGCAGCAGATGTACCAGACTGCGGACGAGACTGACCAGCAGTTCTACGATGAAATGATGAAGAAGGAGCAGGATGCCTTTATCAAGCAGAAACTTGAACAGGCACCCCAACTCCCGGCTCCCCGTGGCGATCAGACTGTAGACCAAGCCGTGTGGGGAAAGCAATCCAAGCCCCTTACCGACAATACAGTTTTTACTGAAGAAGAGCGCAACCGCGCTCTCGAAGCGGTGCGCGGGGAAAAGAAATTCTCGCCTGACAAGATAAGGCGCATGGCAAATCTGGGGCGGAAGAATGCCAAGAACGACGCAAAGGCCTTGGCCATCTTCAACTCCCTCCTCGAAAGAGGGGACGCCCAGAAAGCTGGCAAGTACGCCACTATCAATTCGAATGAAGTTAATCGGGAATACAAGGTGGGTCCTGTTCCAGATACGCAGGCCGAACCTTACCTTCTACAGACAAAGGATCGCACTCTCACCAAACGGTTCTCCACTGAACAGGAAGCGCAGAAATTCGCGGATGAGCAAGGCCTGAAAGGCTTTGAGATAACAAAGGATGTGTCAGAAAAACATGGTGTTTATTCAGTTACCACTCACAAGGGCGGAGCGAAGAACGGAGAAGTAATCTCCACGCAGCTTGTCCATGCATATGATACCCCGCAACAGGCCATAGAGGCTGCTCGCGGGTTCGATCCGAAGTTCTCCCCTGAAACCAACCAGATCATAAGTGCAGGTGAACATGAAGGTATCCGCCAGAAAGTCCTTGGTGAACTCCAGAAGAAACGTCAAGGCGATACTGCGGAACTATCGAATGCAATTAACGAATTTGCCAAGACTTTGCTTGGTGAACACGCTGTCAAAGTTCAGATCACTCCCAATCTTGCGGGTCCAGCGGCACAGTCTTTGGCAGAAGGAAGGACAGCCCAGATACGTGACGAGAAGACCCAGAACGGCTTCTCTCATCTTGTGCAGATTGCCGATGCTGTAGCGCGTGGCAACCCCAACGAGGCAATGGGAACCATGACGCATGAAGCAGTTCATGTGCTTCGTGATCTTGGCCTGTTCACGCCACAGGAATGGTCGGCCCTGAAATCCCTTGCCAACCAGAAAGTCCCCGGCCAGCGGTTCACTTGGATGGACCGCGCTCAAGCCCTGAATGCACAGAACCCTACTGCCAATATCCATGAGGAAGCAGTGGCGGAGATGACAAGGGCTTACCGTGAGAAGCCTGACAGCTTTACCAAGCAACATAGAAATATTCTTCAGAAGATATTTGATTTCATCAAGCGTCTTGTAGGTGTCGAGAAGAATAACCCATTGGCACTGAAGACAATGCAGGACATCCTGTCCGGCCAGATTGGCCAGAGGGAAGCAGGATCGAAAGCTGCCATGAGAGACAGGCTCGGTCCAGTCTGGTCGCAGGTTCCGATCAAGCCATTCTATCTTCAGACAGACAAGGCTATCGAGCGGGTCCCGCAGGAAACCATGACGCCCAAGCAATGGCTTGGTTTCCTCAAGAACCAGCAGCAGATAAAGCCAGAGGAACGCCAATGGCTTGGCCTTGAGCAGTGGCTCGAAACCCTTCAGGAAGAAGGCGGAGGGCAGGTAGACAAGGCAGAACTCCAGAAATTCATCAGGGCCAACTCGCTGGCTATCATCCCCCAAGAAAAAATATACGGTGGAATGTCGTCGGAAGATTATAACCGGCACGCTGTTCTCGATGAACATCTTTCGACCGCATACTACGAAGATACCAATGCCCATGATTTAAGCTTCGAAGCTTGGATCAACGATCAAATAAACAATAACAAGAAATATGCTAATGAAGCACAAGAACTTCGCCAGCTTGAGTTCGATGCATTAAGAGAACCATTCCATGAAAGCACCACACAAGAAGGTGGCGATCAGTACAAGGAATTTGTCTTTACCCTCCCGCAACTTTTGGATGGCTTTGCAGTCAGTGGGCATTTCGGCGGCAAGAGAAATATTGTTGTCTCTGCCCGCACCAAGGTTCGTGACTATGCCGACGGCAAGAAAATCCTGTTCATCGAAGAAATACAGTCCGACGTTCATCAGCGTGGCAGGAGATATGGATATGAGGGCGAGGATGTTCAGCCCCGCATAGACAAACTGCGCAAGAAGATCGATGAGGTCCGCGCTCAGTATAGTGTAAAAGACAATGAGATGCGGGCTGCGGCCAAGACCCCCGGCCCGGATTATTCCAGATTGCGTAACGAGCGCGATGCCCTTGACAGGGAAATCAATCGTCTTGAGATGCAGCGTCATGATCTGGAATCGGCCTACAAGATTCCACAGGCACCATTCAAGACTACGTGGGATCAGTTCGCATTCAAGAAGCTTGTTCAACACGCAGCCGAACAGGGCCTTGATGGTGTCGCGTGGCATGGCAACGAGGAAAGTGTAGCCCTTACCGAAGGATACCCTGACCCATATGCCGAAGAATATTCCGGCATCATGGATTTCTACACGCGCCGTCTCGGTTCATGGGCCAAGAAGTTCTTCAAGAAATACGGTGCTGAAATCCAGTACATCGATCCGACCGAAGGGCAAGGCCTGACCTATGACAACATAGCGCAGGATATGGCTGCACTTGGTCCTATCGACCCTGCATTCTTCACTGAAGCAGCGAACAACACACGCAATGAAGACATGCAGGTAAGGCTTCGTGCCGCCGCAAATATCCTTTCAAATCAAAGACCTACACAATCCTACCAAGATATAAAGTATCAAGACATTTCCGATGCCGCCCATGTTGCTGGTTTAAGCCAGCCTATGTGGCAATACATGTGGAATGAGTATGAAGCAGGTCGCAGTACCCTCAATGACATATTCAAGCATGGTGCAGAGACTGCTTCTTCAGAAGATGAAAGGCATATATACCTTGAGGGAGACAAACAGCTATCGCAGATTAGAACTTGGTATGAAAGATACTCCACGGAACAGGTTATCGATGCTCTCAAGAAAGCAGACATAACCGCTCCAGAATTTGATCTGCTCATGCGCCAGCAGATGGATATTCCCATCGAAGGGGATGCCAACCATAATCCTCTCGTTCCGCGCTTCCAGATGAACATGACGGACGAGTTGAAAACAACTGCCCTTCATGAAGCCTTCCCTGTTTTCTCTGCCATGCCTTCACCCAAGGCACTGGAAAACCTTCATGCTCGTCTGAAAGAAGACAGCAACTTCAAGCACTGGTTCGGTCTTTCGAAGGTTGTCGATCAGAATGGCGAGCCTGCGGTGATGTATCACTCCACTCGCAAGATACTTGTGCGCGGCCAGCAACGTCACGAGTTCCCAGAGTTCAATCATTTCTCCCACTTCGGCACAATACAAGCAGCCCATGACCGCCTCGCCTTTGCTGGCATGGCCGACTTCCTTGAGCAGGACAAGTACCGTCTCTACCACATAGCCACAAAAGAGGGGGTCTTCACTCCTGAAGAGATGGCAGAAATAGAGAGCGGGCGGAAGTACGACATTTACGGAAACAACTACGAAGATGAACTGAAGGACTGGTGGACGATGCTCGACAACGATACTCGTTATGCGTTGATGAACATCGAATCGGACAACTGGTTTGACGGTGCCCGTCTGTATCCAATGTTCATGTCCATCAGGAACCCGCTCCGTATTGAGGATGATGGACGTAACCACACGCTCGACGATCTTATTCTATTCACGCAGGCGGGCGGAGCATTCGGTGACAATACAAGGATGTTCCTGACCAACATCAGGAACCCTGAAGTCAAGGCAGCGGAACTCACCAAGGCCATGAAGCGTGCCGGTTACGACGGGTGGGTCTACGAAAACACCATCGAAAGCCCCGGCGAAGATTCATTCATCCCTCTTGAGAAGTGGCAGGCCAAGTCAATCTACAACAGGGGATCATGGAGCAAACTCGATCCACGCTATGATTGGTCTTCCGTCCCGGCACCTGATGGCAGCAATCCGCAATGGGCGGCAACAGCCCCTCTCGGTGAACGTGTCAATGACCACATGTCGCGTGAGCGTTGGGAACAGATGCTCCAAGCAGCAACTTACAACAATCTCGCCCCAACACTGAAGAAACTGAACACTATCCTGCCGGATAAATACAAGCATCGCTTCGACAGGCTCGTGGACAGCGGCATTTATAACCTTCAGGACCGCATGGTTGGTGTGGCTGAACTGATTGACATGGTGCGCAAGGAAGGCGGGACCGTTACCAATGACAACGATACTTTCCTGAAGGAGCGCCTGTTCCCCGGACAGACCGACGCCGAATTGCAGGACAGGCAGAAGGACCTGTACACGCCCTTCATCGACCGCATCCATTCTCTTGGCATCTCAAGCCAGACGCTGAACGAACTGGCCGCTCTCAATCAGAGCGCAGAAGACATCATCAACAACTACGCAGAAATCACTGACGAGGCTACAGGAGAGAGGGCACAGGGACGCAACCTCGCCATGGCCGAACTGATTCTCTACGCCCTCCATGCGCAAGAGAGAAACGCGGAAATGCGGCTTCGCAATGAGCGCGTCGCTGATGTTCGTACCGACCAGTACAATGCAGGGTCCGGCATGTCCGATGACCATGCCGAAGCTATCCTAAACTATGTCTTCGGACGTCCCGATCTTGCGGCCAAATTGACCGACCTTCGAAACGAGAACTCCATCCGTTCAATGTTCCGCAGGCTCATCGCCAACACCAATGCCCGCAGGGTTGCCGGACAAATTTCTCCTGACTTCACGCAGATAGAGACACGGGCCAACTATCAGGACTATGCGCCCCTGAAGGGTTGGCTGGAGGAACATTTCAACGAAGACGAAGACGCCAACATCTTTGCCCGTACCGGCAAGGGATACTCGATACGCGGCAAGGAAGACATGAGTGCATTGGGTCGCCGCCGCCTTGCCTCACATATCATTTCCAATGCCATCCTCCAGAATGAAGAAGCCATCATCAGGGCAAAGAAGAATGAGGTTGGCCGGTCATTCCTCCAGTTCATCCGTGACAATCCAGACCTCACCTTGGGTGCGGCACAGATCATTGAGACACGCCCCGTCAAGTGGGGTCTCGACAGCAGGACCGGTTCCGTCCGCAGGATGACAGACCTCGGCTTCCAGAACCGCAAGGATATTCTGACAGTCAAGGAAATGGGTGAAGACGGAAACATCAAGGAAACATACATCCAGTTCTCCGATCCGCGTGTGGCGGAAGCCCTGACAGTCAAATCGTCTCTCGGAAATGCAGGCCTCGGTGTTGTGATGAAGACCTTCTTGAAGGTCAATCATTTCCTTGGCCAGTTAAGCACCTCGTTCAACCCGGAGTTCTGGCTTTCCAACTTCCCGCGTGACTTCCAGACAGCAATGCTGAACCTGTCGGAGCAGGGTATAGAGGGAATACGAGGGCGTGTTGCCAAGGACACGCTGCCTTCCCTCTACTCGATTTTCCGTTACACGAGGGATAACAGCTACACCGATTCTTGGACCGATACCTTCCTTGAGTTCCGCCGCCGTGGCGGCATGTCAGCCTTCATGGGATTGCGTGACATAAATGACACGATGAAAACGGTCGAACGGCTTGCCACTGAAGACCCGTCCAAGATGAAGGACTTCGGCAGGAAACTGTTCAGATCAACCGGCCAGCTTGTCGAGGACATAAACCTTGCCATTGAGAACGGAGTACGACTGGCGTCATACAAGGCGATGCGGGATGCCTACATCGAGATGGGTGCCACTCCCCAAGAAGCCATGGACAGGGCCGCATACGGTGCCAAGGAACTGACCATCAACTTCAATGCAGGCGGCAACCAGAAGCCTTTCTGGAACTCCATGTATCTCTTCTTCAATGCATCCATGCAGGGATCGATGGCACTTATCAATCCATTGATCCGCTCCAAGAAGATGCGGAGAATGTGGGGAACCATCATGCTTGCTGGCGTGATGCAGGACCTGCTCATGTCCACTCTCATGCCTGATGAATACGATGACATGAAGGACTGGATTCTCGAACACAACATTATCCTGCCCAACATCTTCGATCCAAACGGAAAAAGCTATATCAAGATTCCTCTCCCTTACCTGATGAATGCCGTCTACAATTCAGGCAGGGCGATGAGCCGTGCCGCTCGTGGCAAATACAATGCAGGAGAAACATTCAACACCATCGCCGGTTCTTATCTTGATGCCCTGAATCCATGGGGAACAGGCGGCAACGCCTTCATCAACTTCCTTGCCCCGACCATAGCCGATCCTATTGTTGACCTGACCTACGGAAAGAACTTCACGGGGGCACCAATATCGCCTGAAGGGGCTGCCTATGGACCGAAGGTGAAGGACAGCCAGCTTTACTGGAACAACACCAACCCTCTGGCAATCAGTGTGGCTGACTGGATGAGCAGACTATCCGGTTCACAGGGAACCTATCTCCCCGGTCTGGTAGAAGTATCACCGAACTCCATCGAGTATCTTGTCGATTACGCTACGGGTGGTGCCGGTACTTTTGTCAGAAGGCTGTGGGATTTCATGCCGTTCGTTCCAATGTCGCAGAACATTGTTCAGGAATGGGTAAAGACCGGAGACATTTCGGCCAACGACGTCCCCATGGTCCGGCGCTACATCGGCAACATGTCCTCTCGTAACGATCTTGAGAGGTACATCACCAAGCGCGACAAGGTAATGGCAGTGCGGCAGGAACTCCGGCTGGCTGCGATGAGCGGTGACAGCCAGCATTACCTTAACGTGATGGCTGAACATCCGGTTGAGTACAGGCTCACTCAGCAAGTGAACTCAATTGAAAGTGAAAGACGCAAAATATCGCGTCAAATCAAGTCGATACAAAGGAACAAGTCGATCCCCGAAGCGGAAAAATCCCGTATAATTCTGATGCTTAAAGAGCGCCAGAACCAGCTTGTGGGTCTTGGTCTGGAAGTAATGGGAGGGACATGATGACTGGTGTCAAGTTTGATCGCACTGTTTCAGCAGGGAATATCCTCACTGTACTCGGGATGCTGTTCGCGCTGTTCGGGTTCTACCTTGGTGTCAATGACCGCATCGCCAAGAACACAGCCGACATTGGCGTCATCAAGGAGAAAGTCTCCAACGATATAACCATCCGTGACAAGGAACATAAGCAATTCGATATGCAGTTGACCTCGCTTTCAACCAAGCGGGACGATAACCAGAAAGTTATAAGTGAATTGCAGAGCCGCATCAGCGGCATGGAATCCACGCTTAATGAAAACAAACGTCAACTCGACAGGCTCGTTGACCTGATAGAGAAACTTACAAGAGACAGAAGGGATACCCAAAGATGATTGGAGTGGGAGTATGGCTAACGCTATTACTGACGAGGAGGCTTTGGCTAGATACAAAGCTTACCTCGAACACGGCAGTCTGTCCGCAGCGGGTCGTGCGCTAGGAGTTTCTGACAACACGATACGCAGGGCCGTTCTTGCAGCGGCAGAACGCGGCCTGCTTGGAACCGAACCTGTTCTTCCCGGCTTCGTCCTCTATAAAAGTACAGCCGTGTATGACGACGAAGGAAATCTGGTACGGAAGTTCGTTCAGCAGCGTCAAGAGCGACCTACCCCATACGAGGCACCAGAAAACCACAGGGTAAAGGGCCAGTCCACACTTGTAGATGCCGAAGGCAGGATCATCCAGCAGTGGATCAAGACTACCGAAGAGCGAAGTCCAGAAAACCTCGCAAAGACATTCGAGGAATCTTTCAGGAATTTCACTCCACTGGCACCAAGACTGTCGAAGCCTGCCAAGACAGAAGACGACAAGCTGACAGTATACATTTGGACCGACTGGCATATCGGCCTGTACAGTTGGGGTCTTGAGACTGGCGAAGGCGATTGGGACTTGGGCATAGCCCGAACGGTGATGAACGACACCATCAGGGAAGTCATCGATGCCGCACCGAAATCGCAGAGAGCAATCGTCCTTGGATTGGGCGACCTCCTCAATCAGGACACCATCCTCCCGATCACGCAGCGTTCAGGCAATGTGCTTGACAGTGACACACGCTACGCCAAGTGCCTTGAGACACTATGCGATCTTGTTCAGGAGAACACGGAGCGGGTCGCTGCCAAGCATGACGAAGTTGAACTGGTGTTCAAGCCGGGGAACCATGACGAGGCAAGCACAGTCGGCTTGAGGATGGCACTCCGATCCTACTGGAGAAATACCGAAAGGGTTCAGGTCGATCTGTCCCCCGATCCATTCTACTTCAAAAGGTTCGGCGTGAACCTGATTGGCGGGGTCCACGGGGACAAGACGAAGTTAGCGCAGCTTCCGATGATAATGGCTAACAGGTGCAAGGAAGATTGGGCGGTCACCACCACCAGACACTTCCACACAGGGCACCTGCATCACAGGGTAGAATTGGAAGAAGGCGGGGTGCAGGTGTTTCAGCATAGGGCTACGACGGAGAAGGATGCATACCATGCACATCATGGTTATCTCGGGGGCCGCTCCATGCGGGCATTTATCTATCACCATGACAAGGGTTCACGCGGCAACATAGAGATTGTAATACCATGACACGCAGAGACTTGATTAACATATGGCTGAAGAATGGAGGCAATATCAACCGTGCCCTTATTCTTGCAGCCGATGATTTCATAAACAGTGCCAGCGCAGCATACATCAGGTACAGGTTCAAGTTCGAACACAATGATTCACCAAGGGAATTTCACTCCATCGATGAAGACGAGGCATGGCTGAAGACAGGCAAGACGGAAGAATGATTATTCCTCCAACTTCAATACTTCATCCTTGGCCTTGTCGATCCGTTCATTGAGCCATTCTTTTTTGTATTCCGTATTGAGGCGTTTCTTGTCCAGCCTCAAATCAACATCCCCATTGTAGTAGACATGGATGCTGGCAACGATAGCGCCACGTTCGCTCTCCAGTATCTGCTCTGCCCTGTAGCGGAGCGTGAAGGCCATCTCATCCAAGCCTTCGGAGAAATACCGGATTGCTTCAGCCGGTTCCTTGTCCGGCAATGAATCCTTGTTCACTTCCAGTATTTCAGAAGTCCACCCATCCCCGTCCTTGCTGAACGCCATGGAGAAAACCCATTGCGTTCCGGTGTCCTTTTTCAGTTTGTCAGCTATGCTGATTACATTATCAGACATTGTTAACTCCTTGATTTAATTATTATAATTCCTATTCCACGTACTCCTTGAAACATACACTGGTGTGCTGCGGGCGTGGCTTTTTGGTGTTTTCATCTGGCCCATGTCCACTTTTATCAAGTACCCTTGCCGAACAGCACCGTTTATCATACCACCCCAAGCGTTATGATGATGAGGATCACCTATCTTTTCCCTCATTATTAACCTTAAATCTTCTGCGGTTCCTTTGAAATCCCCCAAGGTTGACACAAAAAGAGAGGCTTGTTCTTTCCAATCCCCGGACTTCTCAAGAACACGGAGCATCCCTGCGTCTCGCAAAGTTCTTGCAGCATGGCCAGTGCTTGCAACACCGCCACTATTTTGGCATTCGGCTTTTTCAAAGAGGTCATGCTGTCTATTGTCCTTCATGGCTGTGTGTCCTTTAGTGTGCTGGCTATCTCATCATAAGCAGCATTTGCGTCATCTTTTGCCGCCTTGCAGACGCACAGACCATCATCGCCCATATCGTCAAGCAGTTGCCACAAAACTTCCATCAACCGCTCTTGCTGATCCAACAGCCTGTCACGCTCGGCTTCCAGATCGGCAACGTATTTGCGGGCCTTTTGGCTGACAGATATGTGGTTTACATGTTGTGAAAGGTTTAGTGCTATTTCCAGCGCCTTCTTTCCTTCGCTATCGGCATTCATGGCTGTTCTCCTTCTCAAGAACAATGTACCGCTCCGCGAACGGACGAGCGGCCAAAATGGCCGCTGCAATTATCTCTTCCATATCCTTGTTTTGCAGGGACCCGAGGATGCATTCAGACGCAACAGCTTGCGCAAGAGCATCTCTCCATTCTCCGTATTCTTTCCTTGTCATTTTGGGTGCCTGTGAAATTCATATGGGGGAGGAAGGTCATCTTTCATGGCATCGACAAGATCATGAAAAAACACATGGTCGTGTGACTGTATGTGTTCGTATCCATACTGATCCCTCTCATAAAGAGTAACGGTCAAAGCCCTTGACCCGTAGTCAATGTTAAGTGTGATCTTCGCCATTGCCAAATTCCTTGTATTCCCTGAAGTGTGGCGATGCTCCACCGCCATCTTTTACAGAAAGCTTTGCAAGGGATTCGATATTGGATCGTGCCTCTATGCGGTCACTGCCTCTCCGCTTGACCTGCAACGATCCCGTTTTCCCCATGGCAAGCAGTGCCCTTGCGGCATCGCAAAACGGAACCCTTGAAGACTTGAGAAGTATTTCACCCTGATACCAAACAGTGTATCTCACGCCCGACGAAGTTGCCTTCAGTCCGCCATCGGGAGTGCTGGCTTCTGCTATCTCTATTGTCTCCAAGGGTTCCTCCCCGCCTTTACTGGTTTGGTTGAACGTTAAGGAATGGGACTGCCGATCCGGGGATCATGGTGGTTGGCAAGGTGCCGTTCCACTTCTCTGCCTGAATGAGGTTAACCAGTTCAGGATTGTCGTGCAACGCCTTGCCCTTGGCACGAATGGCATCCGCTTCCGCCTCACCTTTAAGGCGGGTTGCATCAGCTTGGGCTTGTGCATCGGCACGAACCGCATCGGCAGCAGCGTTGGCCTTGGTCACAGTTATCTGTGCCTGAACCTTTTCACGCTCCGCATTCTGTTTAAGCTTTTGAACCTCGACCTCTGCCAACATTCTGTCCTCGATGGATTTTTCGTAGGCATCAGAGAAATCGATGTTCTCGATCTGCACGGAGTCAATAAGGATCGGCCCTTTGACAGCATCCTGTAACGCTTTCTGAACCTCAAGATTAAGCCTTGCCCGATCCTGAATTGCGGTAGCCGCATTGAACTGCCCAAAGACATTCTTGGCCTGTTCATAGACGCGGCGGTCAAGAAGGCGGGTTGCCAATCCTTCATTGTCACGAAAGTTGGCATATACCACATCCACCTGATCCGGTGGCACACGGTAGTTTACAGACATTTTCATATGTGCGGTCTGCTGATCCCGGCTATAGGATGCAACATCATCATAGATGCGGGACTGTTGGGTTACATCGATGTAGATAATATCCTCGACAAAGGGCATCTTCCAATGCAGGCCGGGACCAGCCGTTCCCTTCACCGCTCCGTTAAACAGGATGACACCCCGCTGCCCCTGATCCACTGTATAGAACGATCCGAAAATACCGCTTACCACAATCAGGGTAATGAACACCCCGACAATTGTACCTGCTACTCCTTTAGGACTCATCGTCTTCTCCTTCCTTGGTTTCATTAATTCCCTTGATCCTGACATTCCTGAACAGGAACAAAAGACCGAAATAGACAATGCCCGCAATGACGAGCATCCCTGTAATGTCAGCGAACAGTCTCATGGTAATCTCCCTTCTTGAGAGGACTGGCTTCTTGGTTGATATGAATTGTTAACAGCATACCGACGCTTGGAAACCAGCCCTCACGAGAGGGGAGGCGGGACAAGCCCGCCTCATTACTTGTTGCGTTTGGAAAGCTTGCCCAAGTGCCACACACGGTACTTGCCATTCTCCTTGCGAATGGCTGGCCTGTGACCGCTACGACGCAAGGCATACGAAAAAGCCGCTGCCTCTTTCCTCGTATCGACAAGGACGGAATCTCCCGGCGTCATCTCGGAAACAAAGCTTGACCACAAGCCACGTCCCGGTGGAACTGGAACGTTGTGTTCGATCTTGTATTTCATTCTCTTCTCCTGTTTGTCATCCACCCCATTGCAGCCGCCATTGAATGCATTGATTCAACACCCTTGGCAACTTCGGCTTCAAGGTTAGTTATTGTCCTGTTCCTTCTCAATATCTCCTGAGAAAGTTCATTTATCTTTCTTTCCTGATCTTCCTCCTTTTGGTGCTTTTCTCGCCTGAGTTTCCAGTTATCAGCTTCCACCTTTGTGTGCAAGTTTCTCCAGTGGTCTATCTCTTTCCGCATGGTAACTTTGTCTGCCATAAGATCACTGCACTTGTTTTCAGAAATCTCAAGCTTCGAAGTCAGGCTATTGATTTCCCTTACATACGACGCCGCACTTTTACGGGCTGTCATTTTCACGTCTCCTTTACTTGTCGTCCTTGTCATCAAGAATGGACACTTTCGGCAATGTTATCCTCTTTTTCCTTTCCTTCTTTTCGGCCTCACTCGGATGATCGTATTGCTGCCTATCCGTATTAGTGCGGCTTGGGGTCGGCCACTTGCCTGCCTTCTTCTTCGGAACCAGTGGGGTTGTCATTTCCACATCTCCATTGCCTGTTGTGCCATTGTTCTCTGGTCTGCCTGCCGTGTATACCGCTCCACTTCCTTGAGGGATTGGCCGGTCACGGCGGCGATCTGGTGGACGGTAGCACCGGCCTCGGCCAAATGCGAGGCGGTCGATTTCCGCAAGCCATGAATTGAAGTATTCTTGAGGCCAAGGACGCGGGCCTGTTTCCTGACAGCCGCAGAGACGGACGACTCCGACCATGGACTGCCATAAGCATTGGTCAAAATCACCGGCTCCCTCCGCTTGGTGCTGTCTATTGCTGCCTTCAGCCGTGGATGCAACGGGATCACCAGATGCTTCCCGGTCTTTCTCTGCGTTACCTTGATGGTTCCGCCATCGTAATCTTCCCAACGTATCTTGATGAGGTCGCAGCGGCGCTGCCCTGTATACAGAGCCATCAGGACAACGAGTTGCAGATGAGGCGGAGACTTCTCCAAGAATGCCTCGACCTCGTTCATCGGCCAGCGTGGGATGGGTTTGGACTGCCTCATGTTACGCAATCCAAGGGCAGGGTTCTGGTTGGCGTAACCCCTGCTGCAAGCAAAGTCGAACAGGTTACGCAAAACTGATATTACTGTTCGGGTTGTTGCTGCTTTGTTCTTATAGACATCAAGGATTTCAAACACATCGACACGAGTTATCGATGTTATTTCCTTGTCCATGAAGGACATGACCTTTGCCAGTGCATCGGAATATATCTTCCGGCTGCGGCTTGATAGCCGCTCCCATTCAGGGCTTTTCTGGTATAAGTCGATCACCTCTTCTATATGCAGTCCCACTTCTGTATCTCCTTATCTCTGGCCTGTCCCACGACATTACACCGATAATCTGTCCAGACCGCGCTTTGAAGCTTACATTTCTTTCTTTGTACGGCTCCCTATAAATATCTCTATTCGGTCCCGGCACACACCAGTTTCCCGTACTTGGTTCCCTAAGTTGCGTTACGTAAAAGTTCATCTTCGTGTCATGCTGGCGAGAAAATCATCCCGCAATTTGAACAGCTTATCCCTTGCGACTTTGTTCGATTTCAATTCCGACCGCGATCCTACGCCGCAAAATGCCCGAACCGCAATAGCCGCTTCCTCTTCTGACCACCCGTCAGCAAGGCCTGTGGTGCAGAGCCATCCTTGGAACTTCTTGTCAGAACACAGCATCGCGGCCATTTTGACTGCCCTCAAGGCGTCATGGTCAGCTTTGCTTTCTATTGGGGACTCATCATCATCCACCCTGACCAGTGCCACGACGTAACGCTGGCCGAGGGGATCATGAAACAGGGAGTCTGGCGTATCTTCGAAGTGAATGGCAAGACGCAGCACATGACCGTTCTTGTCATGGACAAGAGCAATCTTCTTGGCCTCGAACTTCGTCGCCATTTCCCTGATGTCTGTCATACGGTGCCTCCCAAGATGCCACCAAGAAGCGTGTTGCTGGTTGTTGTTGTGTTTGAACTTCCCCAAAGCAGGCTGCGGGCCTGTTGGTACATGGCTGACGCTTGCTGCATTGCCTGAAGACGAGCCAGTTCATCACTGTTTCTCTTCTTGACAATCTCCAGCTTCTCTTCGTGCTTCTTGATTGCCTCTGTAAACACAGCAGGAAGAACACCCATTTCGAAATCAACGCATTCCGATTTGATCTGGCTGACCTTCTTGTTGTTCTTGTAGGCTTCGAAGAATTTCCTGAACCGCCTGTTCTTCCTTGCCCAATGCTCAAGCAGAAGAATACCTGTCAGGGATGTGTTGAAAGATGCTGCGGTCTTGCCGACAATGCATGGCCGCTTGTACATCAGGCCTGTACCCTTCAGCATGAAGCAGCCAAGCTTGTCCCGCTTGACATTCTTCGTGGTGCCCTCAAGGAGAAGCGCAACATACTTCTTCGGCACACCGCCGTAGAAGAGACGCATGTTACCAAGAACATCGATCACGTCAGCTATATCGACGGACCTGTAGAATTTTTCCGTCTCCTCGATGGTTTGTGTTTTCCCGTACAGCTTACGCATTGCCTTGAACCAAGCGGATTGTTTCTTCCTGTACACCGGCTTGGTGGGAGCGATCACCGCTGTGTTCGGGAAACTTGTGGTGCTTGTATACGGGACGATACCGCCTTCAGGTATCGGTGGCATGTAGATCGTTGTCATTGATCCATTCCTCATATGTGTTTTCTGCCCACTTGATAGGGTCTATCCCGAGCAGTGCCCACCACGTCGATTCCGGCATGGGGCTTTCGTGCAGTTCCATATGGTGCTTGTGGCACAGGGGTACGCAATACTGATCCCCTGTCTTCCTGCCCATCGCCCTTGGTTGAGCATGGGTAAGATGATGGGCCTCTCCGGGTTGTCCGCAATGTAGGCACGGCCTGCCTCTGATATGGACAAGGTACTTTGGGGATCGTAGCCGGAAAGGCCCTTTCTCAAGCATCAGTCACCAAACGGTATTTCATCGTCGAACGGAATGTCATCCGGCTGATTGAAGCCACGGCGCTGGTTGTCGCCGGGGAACTCCTGCTGTTGGGGACGGCTGTACCTTTGCTGCGGTGCACCATATCCCTGTTGCGGTGCAGCACGTCTTTGCTGCGGTGCAGCATTGCCGCGATTATAACCTTGGTTATAACTTGGGCGGTCTTCCTGTGGCCGGGGGACATAGCAGCGTATCTTGTAATAGTTCTGTCCCGACTGCGCGACGTTTCTCCAAGAAGAAACATCAATCGTTACTTCATTCGCGCCGTTGTTTACTTCATCGAGGATGTATTGCAGAACGTCTTCCGCAATCGTTATCCTTCCAACCATGTCAGCCGATTTGGGGCTGGTCTTCTTGTTACCGAATAGCGCACCGCTATTGATATTCCTGTAGTCATTACCATTACGCATCATCGCCTCCAAGCATAGCGTTCCTATCAACAAATTCCGACGCAAGCTTTTCGTAAGCAGGCCGGTTCTCTCTCTTCAGCATATCCCTGAAGCCCTCAAGGGCAGACCAATACTTGGCCAAATCCTTTCCATTCCCAATGCCCTTGAGGCTTTCCTTTATCATCGCGTCGTTACCTTCAGGGTCGTCCCAATAGCTTTGATAATCGTGTGGGACGAACATATCATCACCAACTACCACTTCAGGCGGGGCCTTTTTCTGACCAATCGGGATACGAGGACCATCAACATCACGACCATTTCCGCGCTGCGGTGCAGCGTCCCGACGACGCTCATTAACCGGTATCATCTCTGCGTCTGAAGCATACTCGCCACCGTGAAATCCGAAACATGCGAGTGCCCTGCCTATTGCTTTCGTTTCAACTGCCTCGACCGGCGCATTCCATGACACATCATTACCCGGATTAACCCTTTCCATGGAATGTCCTGAAGCCAATACATTACCCTGCCGGTCAATTATCTGTGCAATGCCAATAACCGTCGCCCCTCCTTCCAAACCATTCGACCAATCAACGGAAGTGCGAATACCAAAGTCAGACCCGAACGTGCGGCGAAACAGTTCGATCCTGTCCTTAACCATTGAATACAGCTTACCGCCGACTTCTACACCAGATTGTTCACGAACCTTCGTAAGCTGTTCAATTGCATTGCCAAATTTCGATTCATCACCCATCAGATTTCTCCACTGTAAACTTGTATAACCCTGTATGCCAAAGAGACTGCCAGTCTTGTATCGTGGGTGGCACACCTGAAACCGAAAGCACCGCCACCATTTTCATCCTTGCCATCCGGCTTATCATAATACGCTACCAGTAGCGTTTCAATGTCTCTTTCCCCACTATCTATTTCGCGTAACAGATTAATCAGCGCGTCACGCGGCGTCCATTGATCCGTTGTCGTCGCCGTCGCTTCCTTTATCGACTGCGGGTAATCCTTGAAGTCGTCCATTGATACCTGCCCATTGTTCGCACCAATTTGCTACCCCACAGTAATTCCCTTTGCAACGGGTGCATTCCCCGCCTCTAACTTCCACACTGTAGGAGTCATCTTCAGCGGCCATTTTGGCCGCTGCCACCTCATCTTCGAATACCTTGACTGCCCGTTTGCGTCCCTCCTTTACAACTGCCCAACGCTTATCCTTCTCCCACCGGTCATACGAAGTGCATTCAGGGATCGGCATACCCAATTCGATGTTCATTTCTGCCTGTCTGTGGAGGCGTACTCGTTCCAGAGCATATGCTTCCCGCTCACTATAAGGCCAGAGGGTCGCAGGATAAAGTGAAATGGGCGCAGGCGGATAATTGGGATTGGTTTGAGCCTGCACTCCCTGCCAATCCCTAACGATAGCAAGAATTGAGATGTTGCGAACCGGGACTTTCTTGGTTTTCTCGACAAGGTATGCCTGCAAATTCAACTGTTGTTCCCACTCCGGCTTGACGCCGCCCTCCTTTACGATGCCGTAGGCGGAGGTGACCTTGTAGTCGATAATGTCGATGTGACCTTCGTGCATAACGGATTGGCAGTCAAGCATACCGGAAATCGTCCAGCCATCCACATCAGCATACAAACGTTCTTCAACCACTTCATGGTCTTCGGCACCGGACTCAAGGATATGGTGGACCGCCGTGCCGAACAGTGCCCACCACTCTTCGGACACGTCCTTTTCCATCTCGCCAAAATATCTCTTGCGTAGAAGGTCCACACGCGGGGGCGTAATTAATTGTGTCACCGAGCGGTGTGCCGGACCACGATCATACTCCGCGTTCTTCTTGCGAACCGCCCGGACAATGGTTTCGGGGATGCCAAATTTGTTTGTATACTTCAAGCTGCACCTCAAGCAAATGAGCCAACCCACTGACGGGATTAATTTTTCCTTGGTGGATGGCACCGAATCAGTTATATAGTTGCGCAATCTGGAGTGAATGTCAACGACATGGTGTCGCTGTGAAGCAAAAAGAAGGCAGAACGAAGCCGATTGATTTCACAGTGCATGGTCAGCCGCAGTCCAAGGCAAACAGCCGCCGACTGGTGCAGATCAAAGGGAAGCCTCTCTTCATCAAGTCGAAAAGTGCGCTCCAGTATGTGGAGGATTTCTCTCGCCAGTGTCCAGTGTTGGACCCAATGTTTGAGGAAGACGTCCATGTCCACATCAAAATTTACTACGCAAGCCGACGCCCAGACCTTGATGAATCCATCATCCTCGATTGTATGCAAGGGCGCATCTATAGAAACGACCGTCAGGTTCGATCCAAGCTTGTGGAGTGGGGACTCGATAAAGAAAAGCCAAGAGCAATCATCCACGTTGAACCGCGCCGTAGCGGATACGAATGAACTGACAAGCGAAGAAATAATGTGGCGGTCAGTGGTTGGTCAGGCGATACGGGATATATATTGCGGGTCCAAAAATCAAAGAAAGCAGGTAGCACTGTGGTTATCCACAGAGGATTTCGAAACCGTTTGCGACTTTGCCTGCCTCCCCTCTGCCGATGTGAAAGAGCAGATGGTGAACCTCCTGAACCTTTCTGACACACTATGTCGTAAATACGGACGGCAGCTACGGGACATCATATTGCAGGGCACATAAAAATTGTTGCAGTGCAGCATAAAAAACCTCTTGATTTATTTTCCAAATCATTTTCTTTTCGGGTCCTGATCCAGAGTTGGGTACTGGATATGTGGAACCCACCACCCAAAAATACCTGATGGTTTGCAACGCCAGAGCATGGGTTCACTCATAGGCAGAGCAGCGGGTGTCGATGGGTCCGGCTATCAGGTCAAGACACAGGATGGGATCGACGCAAGGTTCCCCCGCCATAAGGAGGGGATGGGACAGGCAAGTGTCAGGGGAGCAAGAACCCCGCCTGTTGAGGCACCACAGCCAATAGAAACTTGCCATGAACCGGAGTGGCCATGCACCGCCATATGGTGTACCGGGGATGTGTCGATGAAACCTCGCTGTGGCTCCGAAAACAAAGGAGTAGAGGTAAGACGCAGGACCCTGCCGGATTGTTCCCCGGCCTATGGGTTTCTGTGTCTTATTTCCTGCTGTTTCCAAAAACAAATATTACAGGTTAACATGTTTAAGGTTCTTAATGCTTCTTCGGGATTTTAAGGAAAGGAGTAATCATGACGGAGGTTACCAAGCAACATGTCGAAGCCTACATAAAAACATACCGTGGTATGCCTGCAAAGCAAAAGCAATACATTAGGGAAAACCCGCAAAGCATTGAAAACACTAAATATATTCAGACATTGTTCCGGTACGAAGCCGAACGGAAGGAAAAGGAACGGCTCTGGAAAGAAAAGGAACTGAAAAAAAGAGGGATTATTCCGGCCAGAGTGGCCGCTCGAACGGACATATACAATCATCATTGCGAGGACTGCTGGAACCTTGCCCCGTTTGGATACGGTGAACCGGGGAAATTCCCATCCCAATCCGGCACAACAAAATGGTACTGTTCCGAACACAGGCCAGACAAATGAGTGCTCCTCACAATTCAGGGATTGAATGCCCGAACTGCTCATGCACCGGATCGACGGTGGCTGAAACACGGTTTTCAAAGAAGGGCATTCGGCGGCGCAGAAAATGTTTCAAGTGCGAAACCGTCTACACAACGCTGGAGACAATCCACAAATTCCAGCGCGGAAAATCCAAACCTGAACAACAGTGAATAAGAGTTGGCGTGGCTTGACGACAGCGGGTCGGTGTGCGATGTTGCATCGACAATCGGTCGCCTCAAACAAAAGAAAGGACACGCCATGTCAGGTGATGGGATATCTCTTGGTGAACTGTTGCAGGGTGCAATGGTCCAAGCAAAACGGGAAGGTCGCCCTCGTAAACCGGCACCATCCATCGAAGGCCAGAAGGCAGTGCTTACTGAACTTGCCAAAATCTATGATGATGCCATTCATCAGGGACCGGCCTTCGAAGTAGGAGACTTTGTAACCCCACGTGAAGGCATGGGTGCGAAGTATGCTGGCATTCCCCATATCGTTGTCGAGACTGTAGGCGGCGTCAGCCCCACATTTACAGCCGCAGATATTTCTGAAGTGTCATCCAATGGCTACGGTCGCCGCCTCGATATGCGTGTCATGTTGTGGGCCGACGATGGCTACACATGCTTCTGGGTCGAAAGCTATGCTTACGTCCCCTTTGAAGAATAGGTAACGGGTTTGGTTCTTTTCCCGTTATCTTGAAGGATGGTGTTCTTCCCCCCGAACCATCCTTCGACTGCCCCCTCTCTGCAAAGCCGTCCTGAGACATGTGGAGAGGGGGACCTTTTTAATCGACATAAACAAGGAAGGAATTACTATGTCGGATGCCAAGAAGAAAGAAGACAAGGCAGACAACGTTTGGGATAGCGTTGATCTTGAAGTAGAACATGCCGGGACAAAGATCATCCTGCCGGACGATCCAAACCGCATGTCTATCGATGCTGGTATCAAGACACTGACCCGTATCAAGAAGGCGGAGGAGACTGTCTATCAGGTAGCGGAGGAAATCCCCTGCCATTTTTTCGATGGACTTGTCTGTTTTGCAAAGGCACTCAAGAACATCTACGGATATTCCCAAGCGAAGCCGACCCCCGGTTTCTTTGGGGAGACACCACCGCGTTTCGTCCATGTAAAAACTGGCCCGAATGTCAATGATTTCATTCAGGTTCCGTATGGTTCCTTCTCCCTTCCGAATATCGACGGCACCATCCAGACAATACAAACCGAAACCCGTGGCATCCCGACCCTTGCCATTGTCGGGAAGATCAAGGCCAAGGACAAGAAGATTGTCATGGATATTATCAAGGAAGCCGTTCGTATCCAGAAAGCTGAATCGATATATGCTGGCAGGTCCATCATCCTTGAATCTGACCAGACTGAAACCGGCGTTGACTTCGATGATCCCCTTGAGTTCTTCGATCCTTCCGCAGGGCATGAAGTGCCGATCCACAACAAGGAAACGGAAGACACCATCAATGTTTCCGTCATGGCACCGCTTATCTATACGGCGGCTTGCCGTGCCCAGAACATTCCGTTGAAGCGTGGCATCCTTCTTGAAGGCCCGTATGGAACCGGCAAGACGCTGACGGCCAAGGCTATTGCAAGGGTTGCCAACGAGTATGCTTGGACCTTCATCCTTGTGAAGAAGGCGCAGGCTCTCAAGTTTGCCCTTCGCTTCGCCGCCATGTATCAGCCTTGCGTCGTCTTTACCGAAGATATTGATTCGGTTGTCGAGGATCGCAATCAGGGTGCCAACGATCTTATCAATGAAATCGATGGGGTTGTCGGCAAGAATGCCGAAATCATGACGATCCTGACGACCAACTTCGCCAGCAAGATTGACAAGGCAATGCTGCGTCCCGGTCGCCTCGATACAATCATATCGCTTCGTCCACCGGAGGGTGACACCGTGGCCCGCCTCATCGAGTTCTATGCTGGAGATGCACTTGAGAAAGACACCGATCTTTCCAAGCCTATCGAAATGCTATCCGGCACAATCCCCGCCAATATTGCGGAGGTTGTCAAGAAATCGAAGCTTGCCATGCTCTTCAATGGTCATGACAAGATAACCGGCGACGACATTGCCATGTCTGCCCAAAGCATGAAGAACCATCTGGAACTTCTCGAACGTGCTTCGGAAGGCCGAAAGCAGATTGATCCTCTTTCAGAGGCTCTTGCAAAAGCTATCGAGCCAGTCGTCAAGGCAGCATCCAAAAAGGCTATTGAAGACGGCCTTGAAGATCACTTCGGTTAACCCCTTGAATTAAAAGACGACTCCCTGTAGGTTCACTACAGGGGGTCGCTTCAAGGAGTAAAACATGAGCGAATTGGGAACACACTCAAAGTACAGCGTATCGTTCGACGTCAGGGCTTTGTTGAAAGAAATAGTGAGCAAGACGGAAGATGAGCCGGATTACACGTATCGTGGAATTGTTGAAACGGTCCACCGCCTCCTTGAACAGTCAGGCAGCACCGTCAAGCCAAAGACAATCGGGAAATGGATGGAGCGTGACACCATTCCCTCCGACGCCGTGGCAACGCTTGTGTCAGCGTACATGGAAAAGACAGGGAAAATTATCCCGCTCTTTGACTACCTCAAGAGAGAAGACGAAAGGAAGGACAATGGACATAAGCCGGATTGATGTACCGGAATGGGGCGATAAAGCCCTTAAACTGTACGACCAGAAAGTTCGGGTTGATAAGATTGCCGATGAAGTCGGCAAATCTGAATCATGGATACGCTCATTCATAAAGCTGGCGCGTCCTCAACCAAACCTGAAAGACCCGCACTGGCTTGGGCAGGCCTTGTCTATCATCGATGCTGACCCAAGCATTGCATACCATGACCTCGCCAAGAAACTTGGGGTGCCACAGAAACGGCTTGAGTATCATCTCCGTTTCAGAAAGACCCCATCAGGTAGACCTGCTCAAAAAGGAAAGGGAAAGAAAGTGCCTGATCGCCAGTTCACTCCAGTTAAAGAATGGGATACCACGCACCGTGCTTTTTCAGTCGGTGTGATGGTGCATTGCAGCAAATGTAACAGGACGGAAAAGTTCATCCGTGCTGGTGGATCGGTTAATCCAAGCCATGCAGCAAACTGGTTCCGTAACAAGGGGTGGATAATCGGTGGCGGTCCTCGCGCCGATCTATGTCCAGAACATGCTGACAAGCTGGCTTCCAACGGGAAGATCGAGCGCCAGCCGGAGCCAATCAAGAAACCGATCTTACCGGCACTCGCCAAGGAAATCGGTATGGAACAAATGAAAGTGACTACAGTTGGAACTGTTGCTGAAAATGTTTCAGAGCCTCCGCGCAGCGATTGGCGTGTCATTCTGGCCAAGCTGAACGAAGTGTATGGGGATGAAAAATCCTACACTGCCGACTGGTCAGATGAAAAGGTTGCCAAAGACCTTGGCGTCCCTGTTCCATGGGTGGAAAAGGTCCGTGAAGATACCGGAATTTTCGGCCCGAATGTGAATGAAGGTGCGCTTCGGGAGCAGATCGCCGCTTTCCAGACGCTGCGTGAAAACTATGAAAAAGAGTTTAGCGCCGTGCAGTTGCTCTACAAGCAAATCGATAGTGATTACAATGCCTTGACCGCAAAAGTTGAAGCATTGGATAAAAAATTCACTGAGTTGACCAAGTTGCATGTTGACTTGAAAACAAAAATGGATACCTTGGAAGTGTAAGGCATCCCACTCCTTACTGCTTCGAGCGCAGTGATGGCACCCAACCGCGCTCATCGCCAGCCCCATGGATTAAGGTCCATGGGGCTTTTTATTGCTTGAAATTCCTCATTCTTTTGTTACCCTCACCTTCTATCAAGTGGGAAAAAAGATGCTATCATCCGCACAGGAAGATATAAAACATTGGGCTATTGGCAGGCCCATTGGTCACTACAGACGGCTTTGCCCGTTCTGTTCGCACACAAGAGTAAAGAAGCACGAACGCTGCCTGTCTGTTGAGGTCAAGGATAACCGTGCCATTTACATCTGCTGGCATGGTGACTGCGGAGAGAAGGGGGTTGTCCTGTTCGAGGAGAAGAAGGCAGAGCGTCCCGCGCCAATGGTGCAGCGCACAACGGGAGCCGTCAAACACATAAGCCATACGCTCGATACCTTCGCTCTTGACTGGCTCAAGAAGCGGGGGATCAGTGAGGCTACGGCCAAGACATTCAAGGTTGTGGCGGCACAGGCATTCTTCCCGGCCATCAAGAGAAACACGGCGGCAGTTGCTTTCCCTTACATCGACAATGACAGGGTTGTCGGTCACAAGGTCAGGTCGGTCGAAGACAAGGCCAATGTGTGTGACAGGCCGCTCACGACCCTGTGCGGGCTTCACTGCGTTGACATGGAGGAGGAAGCGTCCCTCACCATATGCGAGGGCGAGCCGGATATGCTTGCAATGGGAGAGGCAGGCGTCCTGAATGCCACCAGTGTCCCGAACGGCGCATCCTCCTTTACGGCAAACAACAAGGAGGGCGATGACCAAACTGTGTTTGGCTTCCTCTGGTCTGCCAAGGATATAATCGACAAGGCGAAGAAGGTTTACATAGCAACCGACAACGACGCCCCCGGTGAGAAGCTTGCTGATGAACTGGCCCGCCGCATAGGCAGGCACAAGTGCTGGAAAGTGGAGTACCCAGATGGCTGCAAGGATGCCAACGATACACTATTACGACACGGTGGAGAGGTTCTTAAAGCCTGTGTTGATACAGCAAAACCTTGGCCTGTGGCTGGACTTTACGAAGCAGAAACATTCTTCCCGCAAGTCCGCGAACTGTTCACCAATGGATATGGTGAGCGTGTCAAGACAGGTATTTCCGACCTTGATGAATATTACTCGATTGAGAAAGGTATGCTCACGGTAGTTACCGGGATACCGGCCAACGGCAAATCGACATTTGTCGATCAGCTTATGCTCAATGCCGCCCGTCTCCATGGCAGTACATTTGCAGTCTGCTCCTTTGAAAATCCAATTCACGTCCATATTGCGAAGCTTTCCGAAATGCTTGTCGGTAAGCATTTTTTCCAGAGCGATCTTCCCGGCCCCGTAATGGAAGAAGATGAACTTGAAGGCGCATTACCCTTCATTCACCGGCACTTCAAATTCATGCAACAGGAAGACGGCGCAAAGGCAGACATTGAAAGCATCATAGAAAGGATCAAGACGGCAGTATTCAGGTGGGGTGTAAGAGGAGCGGTCATCGACCCGTACAACTACATACAGCGTCCCAAGTCTGCGGAGAGCGAGACGCAGTGGATTGACGATGTGCTGACACGGATCAGGTTGCTGGCCCAAGCATACGACCTGCATATATGGTTCATTGCTCATCCTACAAAGCTTGTGTCTGACAGTGAGGGGAACTATCCACCACCAAGAGGCTATTCGATTTCCGGTTCCGGTTCATGGTATTCCAAGGCTGATTTCGGCCTCACCGTACACAGGGAGCGCAATCTTCCCGGCGTTGTCAGGATCATCAACTGGAAGACGCGATGGCACTGGCTTGGCAAGGAGGGAGAAGTATCGCTGCTTTGGGATAATGTCCATCATTGCTACATGACGGGGATACAGCCAGAAATCGAGCCATATAACGGAGACATGTGGTATGATTAAAAAGATCAAGAGAGAGCCAATCGACATGGGCACATCTGAATTATCCAAGCGTCTCCGCGTGGTGCCCAAGCCTATCGGTGGAGGGATGGAGTATCAGGGGAAAGTAGTAGACGAGACATATATAGACAGGCTGCTATTGGAAGACCGGATCAATTCATCGGATCATTCCACACTGGAGAAATTCCTGCACCTGCTACAGAAAGCAAACTTCGTGGGGATGCGGTCGCCTGTGTATGATGCGCCTCTTTCGGCTGACCCATCTATAGTGGGGGACCGGAGAGCCAACCAGATCAGGGCAGTTGTTTCATTGTTCAGGAGAATGGACGAGCGCCTTGGAAAGGGAAAGCGCATTGTTCTTGTGAATATGGTTTTAATGGACAGGCCTTGGCCGGATACCGATGAACAGTTGAGAGATGCCATCGATACCCTTGCCAAGATAATGATGCGCTAGAGGCGCTGATATTCGCCCTCGATTACCATGTCTGGTTTCGGAAGGGGAAATTCTGCTTCACGCAGCTTTCCCATGATTTCTTCCTTCCTTGGATGCATCTCCACTTTCATTATGTCGTTGTGATTGTGAAGCACCCATGCCTTGCAGCCGGGATATACCTTCTGCAAATGCGCAGAGCAGAGGCTTGCAACGACCTGCATCTGCTGCTCGATTTCAGTCTTGATAATCGCGTGACGACCTTCTTCCGTTTCTATGATGACGGCATACATGTTTATTCACCCTCCTTTGTCAGGCTGTCCCACCAGTATTCAAGGTATATGAAAGAGGATAATATGTATGCTTCGACTGCAAACGCATGGAGCAATACATGCCAGTTGAATTGAGAGATTGGGAACACGCTCACATCGAAGGTCAGTATCAATTCCATGTAAATCAGGAACCATCCAATCCTCCATGGGCTTCTTTGCTTTTTCATGTTTCCTCCAATGCTCCGGCCAAAATGGCCGGAGCGACACGCCAATTAAACATTACTGAGAAAGGACTGACCAGCCCTGCGGTGTCTTGTAGGACGACAGCATGGCAAGCTTGTCCACCTTCGGATGGTAAGCATTGATGATGCGTTCCATCTTGTTTTCAATTGGTTCTGTTGGGCCGTTCGGAAGCGACAATGCTTCCTTGCCCTGTTCAGGACCAGTGATGGTGCCCTTGGTGCCAACGATAAGAAACTTGTGCTGGACCTTGGACCAGATGCCCTCGACTGGCTCAATCTTGAAGATGAACGAGGCTTCATAGGTCAGGCCCCATTTCCTGAACAATGCCAAGCCATCGGCAAGGAAACCGTCATCCACTGCCATGTAAACAACGGCATTGGTATCGAGCGGCGGCTTCTTTTCTGTGTCGATGTTGAAGCTTATGCCCTCGAAATTAGGCTCGACGAAAGCCACCTGATAAGTCTGTGGCTTCGGTTCAGGAGCCTTCGCTGCCTGCTTCACAGCCTGCTTTGTCTGTGCGATTTCCTTTTTCTTGTTGTCAATCTTCTCGACAACCTTCTTGACCACTTCCGGCGACGATGCCTTGGCAACTGTCTCCAGTTCCTTCTGGGTATAGCGTTCTTCAGGCTTGCCCTTGAGAAGATCAAGCTTGTTCTTGATCTGCTCTTTCACTTCAGCAATCTTGTCGATGCCTGTTGCTGCCTTGGCCGCACGGCGCACGGTTCTTTCACCAATGCCATACTGTTCGGCAATCTTTTCTGCCGTAGCTTCACCGACCTTGTGTGTCTGGTTGTAAAGCTGGCCAATGAAATAATCGAATTGAGCAGGGGTAAGATTGCGCCGACCCAACTGGTTGCGGATCATCCATTCCTTTGCCTCGTCAATATCCTTGAGGCTCACTTCATTGGTTTCATAATCGATGCCCAATTCACCGGCTATCTTGTAGCGGTTATGACCATCGAGAATGGCATTGCGCTCTTTCCATACAACGATAGGATCACGAATGCCTTCGGCTTCGATGCTCTTTTTCAGTTCGTTGTATTCATTCTCACGAAGGCTATCCAGCAATGACTGGAGTTCTTCGATAATGGTCAGGCCTTCATTGTTCTTTTTCATCGCTTGCGTCATAGGTCATTCTCCTGTTGGTTTCTTGTGACAGTAGTTCTCTTGCCGCCGATACTGCGGCTGGAGCCGTAAATCTTATTGCTGCTTTCTTTACTCCTTCCTTTGGCATTCCAATGAATGCATCCCTGTTTTCGTCTGTTGAACGATCATAAACCTTTGCCTTGAACAGACGCACAAGGCGGTCGTTTACCTTCACTTCCCTTGCGGAAAGAATGAACCATTTGTCAGGAAGCACTTTGAAGTCATCCCTGTAGAAAATGTTGCCGACATACTTCATCCATCCCCACCCAACATACAGATCAACATATGTTCCGCTCTTGGTTCCCATCGGTCCCTTCTTACCGACATGGCCGACGACGGATGTGCGGATATTCCCGAAGATGGCATCTATTTTTCTGGTTATTTGCTGCCTTGTACGCTGTCTTAATGGTAGCTGTTCTTCCTTTATTGCCTCCGTCCCTTTGAGTGTGTCTTTCATTTCACGGTAGGCACTACGCAGATAATTTGACGCAGACCGCAATTCATAGCCTATGTCATCATCCTGCAAGTCCATCGACATCTTGGATTTGTCGTGAAGATAGGGGAGGACCTTGCGCAGGCCCTCCATCATTCTTGCTGCTTTCTGGCGCTCGAATTTCGTGGTCATCAGAATGCATCCTTGATTGGAATGTATGTGCCGAATGGCGCGTTATCCGGTCCTGTTGCTGCCCACAAGACAGGATAATCGGGAGCCTCGTCCGGCGATGGATAATCACAGATACCCATATCAGTGAGGCACACCATCCAGTTCACTTCATCTTCAAGTTCAGCCGCTGCCTTGAATGAGGGAGCAATACATGTGCCGCCACGGCCCTTGATTCTAAGATGCTTGAAGTCTTCCCCCGGTTCCCATACCGTCACACTTTGCACCACTGCATCGTGGACGATGATATAAAGCTTGTCAGGACCGCACATATCGATGATCCCGGCGATTTCGGTGGCGTAATACTGCAATTCCTTGTCGGTTACAGAACCGGATGCATCGACAGACAGGACGCCAACACCTGCACCATTGAATTGAATGGTCGGCATAATCATTCCATAATTGCCAAGAACACGGCGGTTCGGTTTCTGCCAAGTATAGTTGTCAGGCGTGACGCCGCTCACCCAAGACTGGATATAATCTTTCCATTCAATCTTCGGCTTGCCGACCGCTTCTACAAGACCTTCAAGGCATCCCGGCAATTCGCCCCGCTGCTTTGCGGCTTGCGCTGCATTGTGAACAACTTCCTTGATGCGTTCTTCCAGTTCGCGTTTTTGCGTCTCGGAAGCTTTCTTGCCTTTCTTTCCTTTGGCGTCACTGATTTCACCAAAGACAACCTTGCGGCCCTTTGCATCCTTGCCATCCTTGTCAGGCTGACCGTCCGCATCGACCATCAGGACATATTCTTTTACCCATTTGTCCTTGTTCTTCAGAAGGTCGTCGTAAATTTCATATACTGACCAGTCCCGGTACTTCTCATCATAGCAATATCCGGGCTTGCTTTCGGTTCCGCCCATGAGCGGAAGCCTCAATCCCATTTCTCTCAGGATGATGTTGATTGCAAAGTCTCCTGCAAGGTTCCACAGGAGAGGGTCACGTTCGCCACGACGAAGGCCGTGGAGGAATATTACATGGAATGCTTCATGGGCAATGACCGCTGCCGTTTCAAGAACAGAGAGGTTCTTGACGAAGTTTGGGTCCCAATAAACATGCCTCATGTCAGTTGCCATCGTTCCCACAGGGGCTTCAATATAGATAAGCCGTGTGGCGACAGCGGATATAAAGACTTGGTACTGGACGAGATACCGTTTGGCTCGCGTCATCTTGTCTATGGTCTGCATGGCCGGTTCCTTTCTTTGAGATTTCCCCCAATTTTAGCGACAGGCCGTCGCTGTTGTCAAGCGAAATTGTCCGGCCTGTCACTATATTACTGAACAGAAGATTAAGAGGCTTGTTTCTCTTTGATCTTGTTGAGCATGTCCTCGATCCTCGTCTTGACGTCTCCACGAACATGGGCGTCCTGCCGGAGCATCTTGCCGTCCAGAGACTTGAACTCATGGAACATGCGGTGACCGATTTCTGTTATCAGGGGATTGTTGGTCACGTTCATCATCATGGCGATTTCGGTTATCTCCTGAACATTCTGAACTGTAATGTCCCGAAGGCCTTTCTTGTTTTCGTCATACTGATTGATCTGTTCGATCATCTTGTTGAGAGCGCCCTTGATTTTGCCGAATACTTCCTCCACTGTATTTTCATACATTGTGGCGACACGTTCTTCGGCTTGCCGACGCAGGGAATTTTCATCAAGATCAGTAAGGCCCTCAAGCCGCCAGTCATCGACGTTTGGCACCGGAGAGAACGCTATAGTGTATTCGAAGAAAGTCTTGATCTTCTCCACAGAGGGGAAGTCATCTTCCTTGAATGCATTGCCAAGACGCTTCGGCGCTGCTTCCTTGATTTCAGGATATATATCGCAAAAATCCCGAACAGCCTTGTCGAACTCGTCCTTGATCTGTTCTTGAGCGGCGATGTACCGGTCATAAAGGGACGTAGCAAGCAACTGCTGCCCCTTTACCATTCCCGGCACAGTCAAATGATAGTGCTGCCGCCGACCGAAATTGGCCACCTGCATTATAGGACGGACATAAGAATCAGGCGTCAGCTTCTTCACTGCCCTTATAGAACCGGGTTCAGCACCGTAATGATCCGACATTTCATTCGAGATTTCTGAATCATTCACGTTTGCCTGCCACGTCCTCTGATGAAGGCTTACAAGCATTGCGCGGTCTGCAAGTTTAGTCATGGTCATTCTCCTTTATTAATTTACGATAGGCGATAACGCCCTTGGCGATGGCTTTCCCGATTTCTTCTGGTGCCCACAAGGACCACATCAGAATGAGAAAAATTCCCGTTATTGTCATGGTTATTCTCCTCGGTTTTGGGTTTCTTGTTTATGGACCGGCGCTTTGCATCGCGCCGATCCCAGAATGCGCTGATAGATTTGCGCATCAATCTTCTCCAGAGAAAAGCTTGACGCCCTCATTCATCTTCCAGTTAACAACATGCTTGTTCTTGAGAAGATCGGGCTTCTGCCGGAATGTGTCTTTCGCCCAATAAGCAGTGAACTCCTGATTGGGAAGGCGGCGGATATAGGTAAGGATCGCCTCTATATTGCTTTCCTTTGCTACGTCAGCCAGATTGGCGAGGAGGAGATACAGAACATCAGCATCCTCATTGCCAAAGACGCGGGCTTCTTGAGGTTTCTTGAGAATGTCCTCAAGCTTCGGCATCTTGTCTTTCACACGTATCCAAGCTTGGAATTTCGGTGTTTCACCCTCACCGATGGTGCCCATCAAGGCTTCAGTCTGGATATGATCGGGAAGCTGCCGGTCCAGCCATGTTCCAGCACGTTCCCAAGAACGAGGCGTTGGGCATGATTTCGCCCCCGGTTCAAACTTGTGAAGCGAAGCAGGATTGTTCTGGAGATAAACACGAACCAGAGGGTTGATTTGATGAGCCTGTGCATATTCCAGAAACTCTTCAAAATCAGGTTCAATGTAGATGAGGGTCAGTCGGTCAACCAGATGTGAAGGCATGGAAGTAGTACCGGCCTTGTTCTCTGGCTTGTTTGAAGTGACGCCGATGGTGATGCCGGGGGAAACATCGTGCCGTCCAATACGATGTTCATTGACAAGCTGCGACACAATATTCTGATTGGCAAGGAATGCCTGTGCCAATTCATCGAGGTTCCATATACCGGCAGGAACGTCAAGATCGGGCATATGGTCCGGCCTTGCACGGCGCACCCTGTCTATCATGACAGTCTTGCCATTCTTGTCCTTGACCGGTTTGCCGTCAGGTCCAATCAGTTCTTCTATTTTGGGGATGCCGAAACCACCCAATTCGCCAGCATCATACTGTGCAACGATGGTATCGAAGTAAGGCAGCTTGTACTCGTCAGCTACCTGAATGAATGCAGACGTCTTGCCGACGCCCGGATCGCCTAACAAGGCAGGTATCAGTCTATGCCGGACGCTCTTGCCTTTCTCTGCCAATTCCAGATTATGGAGCAGAACGGAGGCGATTAACTTCTTTGCGTCTGTAATTCGCATGGTGTGGCCCTTTCTTTCGAGTTGAAACGCCCACCAGCTTACCGACGGCTTGTCGCCGCGTCAAGCGATTTTTTTGGCTGATTTTCCTCAACCAGTGATACGATTATTCACTTCCACGTTTATTTCTTCTATTATCAATTGGAATGCAGCCTCTTGTAAAGCAACTCTTTCCAGATGCTTAACTTCTGCATTGGGATATACTTCCAATACTTCTTCAATATTTTGCTCTACTGCTACGGAATCAATTACTTCAGCAATGAAAATCTTGGAGCGTTCATAACTTACAGCCATGACAAGTTGTGACCCATGAAATGTGAGCCATACGCCTCCAACGGAGAAGGCGTCCACTCTGTCAATCACGCCATTTGGCAAAGGTACGGTCTTTTCCACGTCATGGAAGAAGTAATTCGTCATGTTCGCCAGTGTTGGGTCTTCCCTGATTGGCCTCATGCTATTTCCTCGCACTTCATTTCTGTCTCAAGATAGCGGGAGAGGCTTGCGGTCAAGCTGTCAGGGACCGCTGTGCTGTATTCAGAGTTCTTTCTGGGTGCCTTGCCATCCCTGCGACGAATGTTTTCCCGAAGAGATGTAAGGGATAGATGTGCCGGTTGGACACACAATCTGTTCAGGCATTCATGGTCAATGGTCTTGCGAGCGGGGATGTATCCATAAACATGAGTATACATGACCCGATGAACGGCAACTGTCTCTCCATTGAGCGACATGCGGGGATAGGAATGACCACGAGAATTGCGATCATTCTCCTTTGGATTGCCTGATGTGGTGCCTGTCCATATCCAGCATGGATGCCCGTTGTGAATGGATTTGTGGTTTATCTCCACCTTGTCCATGATGCGTTGGAATATATGTTCACGGCGGTCCTTCATTATTCAACTCCTTTGTGTTTTGCGTCCTTGATGTAATCGCAGCGGAAAGCGCCAAGCCGACGAACATCACCGAACCGCATATTTCTATGCCTGTCACAGTAACCATTCATTTTCCATGGCTTGCACATGAGACAGCCTCTCCTGCGGTTTTTGGCTCTTTTCCGCTTGTAATTCATCGTGTTATCCCTTCCAGAACGATTTATCGAACAGGGCAGACAGTATGACCAAGGCACCACCAAGTATCATGGCTGTTCCTGCTCCTGTAGCAAGCCCCTCATCCTGAAATATCAGGCTGAGAAGCAATTCCATCGAACTGAAAAGACAGATCAGCAGTCCTATCCTGTATAGTGTCATCATATCCTCTCTCCTGCCTTGAATATCTCGACAGGCTGGTACAGATTTTCATCGAACACTGCGACCATAAGATTACCTGTCTCATGGGCACAAGCATCAAGCGCCAGCCTCATTTTGTACTCTCTCGGACCTCTCGGATCGGCAATATGCCCATGGCAGACATATTTACCGTTCCACCCACCGGTTTCGATCTTGCGGTAATAACCCCAAGTCATCTCTTCGACAGTGTGATCTTCAATAGGAACACCATCAGCAAGATAAGCATGGACAAAGGCATGATTATCGAGAACAAGAGCATGGGGCTGGCTGGAGAGCCATCGAATGTGGTCACTCATCATCTTGTTAGGGATAATGAGCGGATCGTGTGGGTTCATTCCATAGGAGGCAATCGTTCTGTCTCCACCACATTGTATCCAGTCAATATTGGCAACATGTCTTTCGACGGAATCAATGAACCATTCTTCATGGTTGCCGACGAGACATGTCCATTCCCATCCCTCGGGAGGCCCCTTCATCAATCTGTCAAGCACTTGACAACTCTCCGGCCCACGGTCCACATAATCGCCAAGAAAGACGACCTTCCCCGGCTTGTCCCGCTCTATGTCCGCAAGAGCAAGCTTGAGAAGATCGAATCTGCCATGAATATCAGGTATGGCATAAATCATCCAAACCTCGCAGCCAGTGCAGCAGCAGGATCATCATGTTCGAAATGCTCAACGATGGCATCTTCCGGCATGACATGGCCATCCCTTGTGATGCACATGAAGACACCACACCACCGGACACCGACCACTCCGCCCTTGATATTGACAGTCTGAACGAAGTCCTTGAACTCCTTGAAGGTTAATTCAGGCATCTGGACGCCCTTCGGAGGAAATGGCTGTGCCTCTGTTGTGAATGAGTGATAAAGAGGGGTCAGTTCGAAAAGGCGCTTCAATGCGCTTTCCTGTGCCGGTTCGAAGATTTGTTCCGGTTGAGCATGTACATCGACAGGTTTGTTATTATCAGCGTCCATCGTTTCTTCCTTTCACGTTGATTAGAAACAGTTTTTCGGTTTGCGCTGCCAGAATATCCGACAGCGCGTCGCCAGTCAACGGCAGGGAAATTCATCTTAACTGAATTTAAGATCACCCATGTGATCTATCTTGATGAACTTGCTTTTCCTCACCATTGGGATGGCTTCATCGCTCGTGATGGTGTGATCTTCGCTGTAATCCTTGTCGGCCCATTTCCTTGTCATCTGTTCCAAGTTTCCAACGAGATGCAATTGCTCTCCATCTCTTGTCCAGAGGAGTGCCACCTTGCCTGAACCTGTCATCTTTAGCGGCTCACCCTTCATGGCGTGATCCATGATCCAGCTTACAGCTTCCTTGCGGCCTTTCTTTCCTATCTTGTATCCGTCCCGCTTGAACAACCAGACCTTGAACAGTTCACCAAAGCCCATGGAGATGCAAAAACCGATAGTTGCGCCAATAAGTACCTTTACGAGATATGCAGTCATCACTTTCCTCTTGTCATCCTGTGGTTGATGATATTTTGAGCGTGGCGAATGAACAGACCATCCACTTTCTCTTCCATTTCCTCTGGAGTTATGGATTGGATTTCATCCTTGGTAATGCTGAACTGGTTCTTGATGATGCGTGTTCTTCTGTGTCCACGCTCGTCTCCAATGATGCGCCAAGCCTTCAGGGGATACATTTGCAAAATGAAGTAAGGGTTTGATCTTGCAAAGAAAATCTTGTATGATTGAACAACATGACTTTGAGCAGTCATCCAGCTATATGCGGACGATCCCGGTTTGACCCGTGTCCCTTTATAGAACATCAGGGCAATTTCAGTGTATTCCGTCCCGTATAGAAGAGAATGTTCAATGAGGTCCGGGGTCGATTGTGTGTTGTGGGCCACGAAAATCTACCTTTTCTGCTTTTGAAACCAGAGGAGCAATCTCGCTTGGAGTTGTATTACGATGATTGGAATAAATTTTAGGCGCTATTTCCTCACCCTCAAGCCATATGGAATGACCGTCCTCACAGTTTTTGACATAGACAGAACCAATCAGGTTATAGAGAACGAACCGATCACCCTTGATGGCACAGTCAAGAAGGTATTCATGGACGGCAATCTTGGTGCGAGCGGTCATTCTTCTCTTGACTGGCGCGGCAAGGAAGGAGCATAAACCCATCAGGATGAGTGAGGATGCAATGCTTACAGCCAAAATGAGGATGAACACTAAAAACTCTTTCATGGAATCACCGTCACGATCACGTATGACGTCATGAAATACCCTATACTGGCACCGATAGCGGCCAAAATGACCGCTCCAAGCAACAACATTCCCAATTCAGTCAAGAGTTTCATGGTTCACCTCGATCTTACTATGCTTATCCATTGGGCAAGTTTCGCGGAGTAGCGCATTATTTCACAGATGTAAGGAGCGTCATCACCACTGGCACACAACATCATGGCTTCCTCATGAGGGGAGTATTTATCTTTGCTCTTCATTCTCCACCACCCAAGGTTCCAAACACGAATAAGGTAATGGTGGTCTCCTTCTGCTGGTTTCATTTCTGGATCAAAATCAACAGCGGCGAATGTCACAGCCATCCTGTTCCCAGATAGCGTTATATCCATGCACAGTTCACGCGCTTTCTTCTTCATGGTTTTCTGGGTGATGGTCCTGCTCATTTGGACACCGCTATAATTTTCTCTGACCAGTGGTGCCCGCCTATAAACGATTCCCTCAAAATCTCTGTTATGAAGGGTTTCGTCTTGCCGGAAAGCATCATCAAGGCTCTGTCTATTGGCTCGCGTGTTCTCTTGGGATAGCGTTTCTGCCAATACGCCATATTATGCATGAAAATGGTGTATTCGACGGTTTCGTATATGATATTTATCCCTCCATTGGTAAATTCTATGGTGCCTCCACGCATTGCTCCATCAACGAGCAACTGACGGGCTTTCTCGTTTATCGTCTCCTGATTAACTGGATTTGGCATCGTTCCTCTCTTGTTCATGTGTGCCAATTACGGCATTTCCCCATATTAGCGTTGCTTATGTGTGGTAGCCGCGCTCCCGGTTCGTGCCATGATCCGCGACGATGCGTCGCCAGTCAAGGGCGCAATGTGCCATG